ATCGGGAAGTTGTACTTCTTGTAGGTCAGCGCCGGGTAGCCGATGTCGATGTTGCTCGACTCGTCGTAGGTGTAGCCCTGCCGGCGCAGGAAGACCTTGGCGTAGGTATCGGCGCTGGTGATCTCGACCAGCTCATTAACGCCGAAGGTGGTGCCGGTATTCAGATGCGTGAAGTATTGCGGGGTCGCCGTCAGACTGCTGTCCTGCACGAAGTACAGGTCGGTCAGTTCGCTCGTCCCGGCTGCAACCTCACCAAGGGTCACGAAGCAGGCGAAGCGATTGGTGATCGTGCCGGAGGTATTGACGTAGGCCACGCCGCAATCACGGATTGCCTTGAGCGTGTTAGTGTCGGCGAACGTCCAGCCGTTGATGAGTTCCATCGACTCGTCGTGGATCATCTCGCGCACCGGCAGCGGCACGGAGATCAGCAGGCTCGACAGCTTGATGACCTCCTTGATCTTCGAGAACAGGCATTGGCCGGTCACGCCGTCCTTGAACGTGAAGCCGCCGCCCTCGATCAGCTTGATCGTCTTGGCCGTCGTGTTGAATTGCAGGACTTCGGTCGTCGGGGTGCCATCGACGATGTAACTAACGATGCCATCGGGGTCGGTGATCTTTGCCATGTTGCTGCTCCTTTAAACCGGGTTGCTGTACCAGTCGTCGTCGTCCATCTGGATCGGTATCGAAACAGTTCCGACTGACGGCGTGTAGTTGAATTCCTTGATGACGTAAGCGAGGTTGATGATGACGATGCGATTGACCGCATTCGCCCCCGGCGCATAGACCGGCCACGACAGGGAGGGGTTAGACGATGCACAGGACTCCACGCCCGCCAGTTCCACGCCGTCGGCGCGATAGACGCGGATCTCGCTGCTGGCCGGGACGCCATCAAAGGTGCCGTTGATGGTGCCGATGGGGTCGGTTGGGAGGCGCTGCAGTCCGCAAGAATGATCGCCGCGATTAAGCATGCGCTGGTCAGCAACGTCCCCGAGTATTGCAACCACAGGGATGGCTGAAATGGTGTTGTACGGTATTGAACTCATGCTAGCGAAAACTCTGGATCGATAAACACAACTTCAGTCGTCCCGCTTGGACATGAAGTTGAGAACCCAACGATTACCGATATGTCGCCGTACTTGGCCACCGCGCTATCCGTGGTGACTACCAACTTTCTCGGCGTATGCCCCGTATACCCTGAAGTAGAGTCCCACGTCGATGTCGCGTCGTCGGAAAATCCGGATGTGACAATCTGATTCTTAACCTCGCCATCTGTCGCCAAATAAGCGACGATTACATACACGGACGCATCCAGCATTTCGTTCGTGATGCTCGCCGGAAATAATCCTCTGACAGTAAGGGTTTTCACCCCAGAATCTGCGCGCACAGTCTGCACAAGCGCTGGAGTCATCAGTTCTGATGCTGCCGTGACAATATCGGCCACGCTCGACCAATCAACACCAAGGCTCCACTTGCTGCCGTCTGGCAGCATCGCATTCAGGGTAGGGAACGCCGGGATAGCGTATGGCGTCCACCGCACGACACCGGCAGGCATTTCAAGCCTGAAATCGCGTGACAATGCCGCATCACCTATGCCGAACCGCTTCGGATAATCCGTATACACAGACGCCGCGACAACCCCCGTGTAGTTGAAGTCCGCATACAGCCCGGAGCACCTAACAACGTCAAGCACGCGGACTCCAGCAGCAGAAGTGGAAGACATCAAGCGCAACTTCGCTGCCGACCCAGTGCTGAAAGAACAGTCAATAAGCGTCAAGTACATTTGGCCGTTATAAGCAGCCGAAGCTAGCGGTACTATGTCGGGCGGAATCCCGGTTAATGTCCATTTGAAGCTGCACCCGATATAAACACCGGAAAGCCGCTCTTCGTACGATGATGTGTTGAAGATATTGGCAGGTAGCGTTGCCGATGTGACCGCTGTTGCATCAAACTCGCAGCCAAAGGCGCGAAGCGCCGCCGAGTTGTAGCTGGCCGTCCCTTGTTTGAACCTTGCTCCTGAACCGCTCTCTATGACCAGCCGAACACCGCGCAAAGCAACAAGCCCAGTGCTTGTCGCCCCGTATGTAAAAATTTGGTTGCTGCCACTTCCGGCAAGTGCGACAACGCAATTACCAGAGCGCCTGCACTCCCACTGCGCGGTGCCGGTGGTGTACGTTCCAGCGTATGCGGGTGAGAACGTGAAATGGCTGCTGCCGGAATAGCGAAACGTAACTGTTCCGGTGGCCGCATCACCTGTCCAAACAAGATTGGTGTCAAAAATCAGCCGCAGTTTGAATGATGATGTTCTGCGAAGAAGATCGGCGCTGATGGTTATGGTTGGACTGTTGCCCGTCCTAGCAAATACAGGCGATTCATTGGACAGTGCGGCGACCCACACGGTTGGCTGATGAACAGCAACGCCGTAATAGAGTGCAGAGATTGAGTTGGCTACGCCTAGCGCACTGCTGTTCGCCAGCACCCCCCAACACCCACCGCTGCCTCCGGCGAACTGCGTGACCGTGGGTGCCCCATCAAGGGAAGACGCGATCTGCGAATTGCTGTTCGTCGCGTAGTTCAGCGTGTCAGAGCCGATGCGATACATGATCTGGCATGTACCTGCCGGAGCGCCACCGGACGGCCCTCGCGCATAGACCATGTTGCGAAGCTGGTTCGCGTTGTTGCCGGGGTTGTTGGCTACGGACGTGCTGACCGTGGCAGTCGTCGCATTGATGTTGGTCGCCAAGGCGTTCGCCGCTGCGTCGGCGCTCGCTGCGCCAATTACGCCGGTCGTACTGACGGATGCTCCGGCAACAGATATCGCGCCACTGGTCGGCACGGACGTGAAGGCAATGCTTCCGACACTCACCGCTGTCGCCGCATCCTTGGTTGAGCCGTCGCCTTCCTGCGGAACGCCCCATGTCGGTGTGCTGCCTAGCGCGGAAGCGTATGCGCCGTGATCGACGTAGAAGTTAGCCATTCAACACCCCCTGTGCCCAGCCTGCAGCGACGACACCCTGCGCTTCGAGCGCTGCACCCAGTGTCGTTACGCCCGCGACAGTGCGCGGGTCATCCAGATCAACACTGGTGCCGTCTGCCTCCGGGGTCGCCATCTCGAAGCGCTTGACGAACGCCTCCACCTCGACGCTGACCTTCGCCATCGTGAGGATCGCTAGGTAGGCCGCATCCCCCAGCCGGTCGATGAATTCGAGCTTCGTCAGCCGGCGCTTGACAACAGTCGCCGTCCCTTCGATCACGCCATCGGGCGCAACCTCGACGTGCTCCACATGGTCGTGCGTGGCGAACTCCATGCCGTCCCACTCGACCGGCGCATCGGCGTTGTAGCGATAGACCTGCTGGCCGTCGCTCTTGCGAATCACGTTATAGACGGGCATCAGATTGCCTCCGAAATCATGTAAAGGTCACGCGGAGTCACAGTGTTATGCCCCGCATCCAGCAGGCTCATTCCCGCAGCAGACGCGGCCCAAGCGATCAACTCCGCGCATGTCCAGCTATCGTTCTCCAGCCACGGCATACGGAACAGCCAGCGCAGCAGCCAGCCGTAGTCATAGCCCTTGCCGAGTTGCGACTGTGCGATCTCCCACACCGTATCCGGCGAAGGATGTTCGACCTCGCGCATCTCGTGGTTCGGATGGCGCTCCAGCCAGTCCCACAGGCTCACTTCGCGCACGCCCTTGGGGTAGCCGTGTCCGGACGACTCGATGACACGCTGTCCGCGCACGAGGGCGACATGCGTCACGCTGCTGTAGGTCAGCCAGCCGATCATCCGGTCGATGGGGTCGGTGCCGCGTGAGAAGGCGAGGACGAGTTTCATTTGACGAGGTACGCCAGTCCGAATGCAGCAGCGATGGCCGACATCAGCACCGTGGCACCTTGCGATATCACGCCTTCGATGAAGCGATCCCACCGCGTCTGCGACTTCTTCGCCGCTTCGGCCTGCGCCTCAATCTGCACCAGCGCCCACGTGTCAATCGCCTTGCGCTGCGACTTGAAGGCCATCATGTCGCGCAAATATTCATGCTCTTGAGGATGCGTCGCCGCATCACCGTTCAGCGCCGCGTGTTTGATGGCCTGCTCGTCCTTGAGAATGGCGTCGAGCTTGCGATTCAGCATCTCGTATTGAGCCGTCTGCTGGTCAAGGATGCCGAGCAGCAGGATCAGGAAGTTGCGCTGCGTCTCGTCATTTGCGATGGCAATCTGCGCCATGATCTCGCCGCGAGGGTCGATGGTGCGCATGGCGGGTTTAGGGTCGGTCATTTACAAACTCTCTTCGTCCAGTCCTGCAACCATAGAAGCTGCCCAGTAGTCTTAGCGCAGTCGCGCTCTAGTCCTTCGCAAATGGCCTCAAATGAAGGGGCACCAGATCCAACGTCGGCGGTGGCTGCATGAGTGAGGCGGGCGGTTTCGGCATTGGCGGCGGCTCGCGCACAATCACGTCGGGCTTGCAGCAACCGGCTAACGTGCTGGCGATCAAGCTCGCGCACAGTACGGTCCATGCCGACCACAACGGACTCCGTGACGGACTCGGCTTCGCGGACCTTTGCTGCGTTACGTTCGTCTGCTTGCTTTTGTGCCTGCGCCACCATGGCGCGATAGGAAGTGAAGTCATCGCGTGTCTCCAGCCAGAGGAATCGGTATGTGATTGTCGTGATTGACAGGGCGACGATGGCGACCAGTTGGATATTCACAGGAACGCTCCCGGTGCGAAGCAGATCGCCATGACGAGTAGCACGCCGACCACGCCGAGGAATTGGAAAACCCCGCTGGGTGCGCTTGAGCGCCGTGCATCCACACTCGGTTCAGAGGCGTGCGGGGTCATTTCGTTAAGCTCCAGCCTGAAAACGACGTTCAGCCAGCAGGTAGCCTTCAAGCTCCCACAGCTTCTGGAACGCATTCTTGTAGGCAAGGTTCTGGCCGATCTCAAGGTTGAAGTTGCGCGGGTCAACGCAGGCGGATTCACCGCGAACGCTGTAACCGTTCTCAAGCGTGATATTGCAAACCGTCACCGTGCTGTTGGGAAGCACGAGGTAATCCGTCTTGGTGATACGTGCTTCGATACCTTCCTTCGTCACCTTCTCGTAAGGCCGATTGGCGATGGCGGAATCAAGTTGCTCTTGTGTCATTGTCATGCTCATGTTGATACTCCTTTGTTGTGACGACATAGATCGCGTGTCGTCTTCGCGTTCTTACTCATCAGCAGATCACCGGTGGTTGAGTCCATGGGCGCTCCCACAACGGTGGATTCACCGGTACGTAGTACGGTCCGCGTCCGATCTGCCCCTCAAGATAGAGAACCCGACCTTGCAGTTGAAGAATCAGCCCGCGTGCTTCAGCAAGTTGCAGTTCAAGCTCGGCAATGCGTTCTTTTTTACTCATCAGCCTGATCCTTCCCTTCGCCCCACGGCAAATGCTCTTTCGCATCACCGATCAGCGGCGTGAAGTTGTGGCAGTTATCGCCTGTGAATTCCGGCTGAAACTGGCCGTTCTTGATGTCGACGTAGGCAAGTTCGCAGCGCGACTCCAGCGAGCAGGATGTGAAGTGGAAGCAGCGTTTAGGATTCATTCTTCTGCTCCCGCGTCATGATCCTCTGCGTCACGTAGTTCGCGCCAGCCAACCCAGCCAACGCCGTGCCAAACGCCGTAAGCGGTGTTACCAACTCCGGTTTCAGGAACGCCAGCACCAATGTGCAGGTAGAGAGTGTTGAGCCGGCCATGAAGGCGATAGCCCGACTGCTGGACAGGTGGCCTTTGTGATCCGAGAGAAGTTCGCGCAGCCATGTCATACGATCTCCAACGAGATTTCCTCGCCGGCCTCGTAAGCAGCCTCAAGACGCTCCATCAGGGCACCGAACGCTGCACGGCTGTTACCGACGAAATCCTTCTTGTGGTTGGTGCCCACCAGAATGCAGCCTTCAGTGTCAGCGTCAGTGTTGCCTGGATGAATACGCACGCCCACAAACTCGGGAACATCCAGCAGGCGGGGCAGTTCGCGCTTGAAGCGGTTGGAGTAGTCGATTACAACTTTGTACGTCCCGCGAGGAATAGCAGTTTGCCCATACACCTTCTCCCCGTCACACTCCAACCGGCGATCCTTGTCCTCCAGCGTGAAACACAGAAAGTCACCGTACGCAGATAGCGTCCCGATGGTGCTTTTCTCTGTGAATTCGAAGCGTTCGAGGAGGAGCTTCATCGCTGGATCCCTATCGCTCTGCCTGTTTCGTCTTCAATGATCATCTTCGGGCGGTTAAGCGACTGTACCACCGCCTGAAGACCCTGCATCATCGTCCCGAGCGCGTCTTGCGTTTTAGCTTTCTCCACAGTCGCCAGCAGTTGATTAAGCTGCTCAACCTGCGGGGCAAAGTCCGGAGTACTTGAAGAAATTCCATCGGTTACCTTCTGTAGCGCAATCTGCAGCTGAGTCACGTTGTCCTGATAATTCTTCATCAGTTCTGTCATCTGATGCTGCTCATTGTCGGCATCGTTCTTCATCAGTTCGATCTGGGCACGTAGTTGCTCCACTTGTTGCTTGCCGGCCTCTTGGATCTCCGCGATTTGCATCTTGATAACGTTGCCCATCTCAGCAAGGCGAGCGTCGATCGCCTGCTGTTGCTGCTCGGCTGCCGCATCGGCTTGCGCTTGCTGCCCCTTCTGTTGCAGCTCGGCATCCTTGCGCTTGGCATCGGCCTGATCCACGGCCTTCTTGCGCTCGATCTCGGCCATCGCCGCCTCGAACGTCTTCTGCACCGCCGGATCGACCGGAGGCTGGGGCATCTTCTTCTGAACGATCTGCGCAGCTTGCGCCATCGACGGGCCAAGGTTGGCGAGGTCTTTCTGCAGCTGCTGCATGGCAAACTCAGAGCCTTCCGCTACAGTCATCTCGTCCGCCTGCCCAGACTGCATGGCCTTGCCTGCGGCAGCTGCCTTGGCCGCGCCGATGTATACCTGCATCAGGTGCTCTTGACAGTGCGCCAGGATACCTTGCAGCTGCGGACCGGCGAGCGCCGGGCCAGCCCCGAAGTTCGGATCCATCAAGAAGGCAAGGTGCCCCCGCAGGTGTGCGATGTGATCCTGCTCCGGAACCGCGACGAGTTTAGCTCCTGCGGTGACCGCCATGAAGTTCTCGGTGACCGGGTCGGAGGTGACCGGGGGGATGCTCTTCGGCAGCCACGCGTCGGGGTCCTCAACGCGCAGCATCTGGAGCCCTTGTCGGCAGATCTCGTCACGCTTCCACTGCTGTTCCGGGAACGCTGCCATGAACTTGAGCTGCTCTTGCAGCAGGGCGAAGCGCTGCGCCTCGGAGAAGATGCGCGGGTCGGACACCGGATCGATGTCGTCGTTATCAGCGAAGTCCTCCGGGGTGAGGTCGAACTTGGCGAGGTCTTCCTCGTTGGGGTAGTCATGTACCAGCCGGCAGATGATTTCCAACGAGCGCCGTTGCGACTCGTGCAGGCGGGCGTGAATACTGGAGAAGACCTGCGAGCCCTGCTCAATGAGCGCCAGTGCGGTGCCGACCGGCATCTGGTTGGACGCCTCGGCGATCCGCTCTTCGGCCGTCGCCACGACGCCCTTCGCCTGCGCTGTAATCCAGTCCAGCAGCTGGAACAGGACGTTGGAGGGCGGATTGAACGGCAACGGCATCATCACCTTGCGGATGTCGTCCACGCCCGGAGGCGCGTCGAGCTCGGCGACCTGCGTTTGCTCGATGGTGATGTTCTGGCCGGAAGCGCGCCCACCCTTGAGTTTGACCGCCCCCGGCGAGTTGTTGATGTGGGCAGAATCAAGGAGGGCGCGCAAAGCTCCGGTCAGCGCTCCGGCGAGGCCACCGATCAGGTGAATCAGACCGATGCCGTAAGGGCCACGCCACGGGATGAATTTGTCTTCGTTCCACCACTCCAGCTTCTCGCGGTTTTCGTCGCCCTCCGCCCAGTTGCGGTAGATGGCGATGATCTGCTTGGTTGGCTCGTCAAGGTGGATGATGTACGGGGCGGGACCCCCATCTTCCAGATCGTGCTCGCAGGACATCTCGTAGACGCGGCGCAGCCCGTCTTCGTTGTAGTGATCTTCCTCCGCCCCCTGGACCTTGTCGGTAGCGCGCTCAGACGCGGTGGTCTCCGGAAGGGCTTCCTTCTGAATCCGTATGTCCTTATAGAAGCCGTCGGCAATACGCTCTTCGAACTTCGCGCGGGTAACGTCGACCATCTGGGTGAAGCGCGGCGAACCGTAGAAGGACTCCGCCGAGTACGGGAGCAGCACCTTGTCGACCGGCACGAACTCCATGACGTAGCTCTTGCGCTTCGCGTCGGGGTAGTACTTCTCGTACTGGCTGCCGCCGAGGGGAAGCTGCGTAAGGAGGATCTCCTTCTCGTCGCGGTAGGACCTCATCTTCTTGGTCATCAGGAAGTTGAGGTAATCCTTCTTCTTGCGTGCCTTCTCCAGCTTCTCGGCCGTGACCTCACCGAAGATCCGCGTCTTGACCGGCCCGTTCGGGGGGAACAGCTCCTTCATCGTACGGGCGGCGAAATCCACGCAGCCCTCGGCCAGCACGGGGTGCACGGCACGGGAGGCACCGTCGAAGAGCGCACCGCCGGGAGCTTCGTCCCCTAGGCCCGTGCGCTTGATGCCCTCGGCGTACTGTTCGTCGCGCTTCTTGCGAGCCTTCTTGTCCTTCTCGATAAGGTCGAAGAGGTCGGAGGCGAGGGTGTTCAGCGTGAAGGCGTCGAGAGTCTCGGCAAGGTTGGCGAAGTGCGAGGCCTCTGCGGGCTCCGCCTCCGGGGGCATCTCGACGATCACGGAGCCATCGTCCTGCTCCTCAATGAGCATTGCCTCGTCCTGCTCGAAGAGGTCGGTGCCGGTTACGGTGGGTTCGTCCATGGTGACTCCAATGTGCGCGCAGGCGAATTATAACCCGAACAGGTTCAGCGGGGCAAGTTTAACTGAAGATGTCCCACGAAGGGGCGCTGACGGAGCCCCCTTGTGCGAAGTTCTTGAACAGCTTGTCTGGGTCGGCACCCATAGCACGTACTTCATCGGGGGTTAACCATCGTGGTGCTTCATCTTTCAGCAGGTTGCCGGGCAAAGACAAGCGATCGATCAACCCCGTATTCTGTAGATCGCCGACATCTGCCCACTGACCGCCGAGCGGGTTGTTGCGCACGAAGTCTTGGACGAAGGGGAGGTACTCGTCGTTGGGCTTCTTATTGCCTTTGCCTTTGATTTGTTTGATGGTTGGTTTCGCTGAAGCAACCAATTCATCATAGCGATCAGGGAAATAGTCACGGACATACTGCTCAAGGGACTCGATGCTATTGCGCGGCGCTTTGTTAGAAGCAGTTCGAATGTCAGCAGGCAAATTGTTATAGTTGAACGGGTCGGCAGGCGCTACCTCCACCGTCACATGCGGCTCGCCCTTGGCGTCGCGGAGAGACATGATCCGCGTCCTACCGCTCAATACGTCGTCGCAGTAGCCGCCCACGCAGTGGCCCATCGTGTCGCCTTCGTACTTGAGTTGGTCCTGTAGCATCTTGTTACGCGGGTCATTAAGTTTGTTATGGGCCTTACCCTGCGGATCAAAGAACCAATCGTACCCAGCATACTCGCCTTCACCCGGCTTCAGAGACCAACCCTCCGGCAAGTCGTCGCCTTTCTTCAACTCCACCCAACGCAGCCCCTTGGGGTTCGGGAGAGATGGGTCGGTGTACTCACGCAGCATCGACGCTTGTTCAGCCAAGGCACGGTTCGCTTCAGCTTTCTGCGCAGCACGCCAAGCATTGATCTGCGCCACACGCTCCACGGCCTGCGGGACGGTGACCTTGCCAAGTCGGTCGGCGGGGAACTGCAGATGCTGTGGCAGGCCACTTGCAGGGTTGATCGCATTGCTCAGTTCGTCTGTCAAGTGCCGCCAGTTCAATGGGTCACCGCCCAGCGTGCGCTCGATCGAATGAACCATGCTCTGCGGGTCGACCTTTTCGAGCCACGGCATTGTCTCGGCGTTGTGCGGGAACTCAGCTCGCAGCTGCTCGCCCGCTGTCCTCGGGCTCATTGTACTGTCAGACAACGCCTCCCATTGCTGAGCCAATGGCGAACCGCCAGAACCCTCCAGTGGGGTGCCGGCGATTTGTCGGCTTCGTGCGGCTTGTCCGAGGCGCATGGAGAAGTTCGGGCTAGGCGCTTCAGGGGTGAAGTGCAACACCCCGCGTTCCGCCAACGCACGGATCGGGTCTTCGGGCGTTGCCATCTCGTTGCGGACGTACTTGGTGAGTTGTTTGTCGATCCAAGAGTTGAGGGCGTCGACTTCAGGATTCACGTCGTTGTACCCTTCGCGACGGAGACCACGGAGCGCATCCTCGATCGACCCGCTGAGCCAGTTGCCGCCCTTCTGCTTGACGACGTACTGCGGCTGAGCCATGGCGGTCAGCGGCGACCCAGACTCCATGGCCCGCGCGACGCCCTCGGCAGCCAGCTTGCCGTACCCCTTACCCAAGCGTGCCAGCGCGTTGATCGCAGCGGCCGGAGCTTTCGCAGGGTACCAGAACGGGTCTAGAGGGTCTAGGAGCGGCGCTTCGAGGCCGATGGGCGGGTTGTCACGCTCGCTGCCGGCGAAGTACTTCTCAAAGCCGGGGTCCATCTGGCTGTACGACGCCTTGTGCTCCATGCCGGCGTGCTTGGGGGCGCGGTACTTAGCTACGCCGCCCTTCTTGAACCCAGGAAGGCGCTCTTGGCCCGCCGCTTCCAGTGCCTTGATCATCTCCTGGTACTTATCAGCCTCGGTCTTCTCAGGGATCCTATTCTCGATGCGGAACGCGGGAAGAGATTCCCTGCCGCCCAGCACGTCGCCTCCGTCAATACGCGGCGGCATGCGCCGAGCGCCCATCGCCTCGTAGATCGGGATGTTCTTCTTGGGGTTGGCTACCTGGAACACCATGTCCGGGCCGTACTCGTCTTGTAGCAGTCGCAGCAGCTCAGATCCTCGCACGTCGGGCGTCGTGGTAGACACGTACTCCAAGTAGTTCGGGTGCACCTTCGTGAAGTCGAGATCGAAGTCGTCGGAGAGGTACTCTCCTGCCTTCTCGCGGTTCAGGGCGGCACCAGCGCGGATGTTGCCGTTCTTATCTACGGCGACGATGCCTCTGACGGGCTTGCCAACTGCTCCGGCCTCGGCCGCATAGCGTAGCTCGTTGAGCGCACCACTCAGCATGTGCGCACCGTGCGCATTCTGCTTACCGCTCATGCGGATCGGACCACCGTCCGGGCGCTCGGCAAGATCACCTTCGTCCATCGCGCGACGCTCTGCGCGCTTCAAGATCTCTCTTGTCTCCACGTTCGCAGCGCTTGGGTCGACGTGGTAGAGCCCCGGCTTCTTCGGGATCGGAGCTACGCCCTTCGCGCTCTTCACGCCGGGCAGTAGTAGTTGTTTCAGTGCGGAAAGTCCTGGCATCGTCGACCTCAAGCATCGTAGGGGTTCGCGCGACGCTTCTTCGCCGCATAGTAATCGAATTCCTCAACTTCGTCGTCCGCAGCTCGATCGAGGTCGAACCATCCGGCGTCACGCAAGTATATCACGGCTTGCGTAAAGGTGTCTACATAATCGTCGTGCTCCGCGTTGGGGAACTTCTCACATTGGTCGAGGAAGTCTCGTGCCCAGGTCACAGCGCGACCCTCTTGCTTTGATTCAAGTACATACAGGCAGTCAAGCTCGAGGATCGGAGCGACTTGGTGGGCGCGAGGCACCTTCCCACCCTGCGGGAGGTAGGGAACAACAGGCACGTTCGCAGAGCGCAGGTCTTGGAGCAGCGACTGGCCGGACGCCTTCTTCTCGATCAGCACCGCGTCAGCCTTCCTGCCTTTCCGCGTATCGGTCCTCCCATACTGCGAGTGCCACTCGTCGACCGCCCTCTTACGCAGCTTCGGATAGGCCATGCGCTCGGCCCACGCATCCAAGAGCATCGCGCCACGCTTGCCGTTGTGCGAGAACACACCCCACACCGTGCATGCGGACGGGTCGTTGGACTCCTTCTCTTCGTACGCGGTGTCGTAGCTCTGAACAATGAAGTCAAACGAGGGCAGCTCCTTGTCGTGAGGCCAGAGCTGGAAGTGCTTCACCTTCAGGATGCCGCCTCCTGCGGGCGCAGGGCGTTGCTGGAGCTGTCCAGCGGTGCCATATTCCCCGAGAGCGTTCTTCAACTCCCCGAGAGAGTGGTGGTCGAATTGCTCAGGCCACAACAAAGATCCAACCTTGTCACGCGGGTCTTCCCACCCAATGCTCGTCCGGAACTTCACCCCCTCGTACTCCGCTGGGAGGTTGAGGTGCTCCCAGCCACCCTTACGTAGGATGTGCCCAGCGAGATCGAGCTCGTGGAGGCGTTGCTGCACGACGACACGCACCCCGGTCTTCGGATCGTTGAGTCGCGTAGACATTGCCTGATCCCACCACTCAAGCGTAGAGGCGCGGATGGTGTCGGACTGCGCTTCCATGGCGTTGTGCGGGTCATCGCAGACTATCGCATCGCCCCCGTGGCCCGTCGTGCTTGCCCCTACGGACGTCGCAAAGCGGTAACCGTACTTTGATGTCTCGAAGAAAGTCTTCGCGTTCTGATCACCGACGAGCGAGAAGCGATCTCCCCAGTTCTGTTGATACCAATCGCTCTGTACGAGACGGCGGCACTTCAACGAGTCGCGTACCGAGAGCGACCCAGCGTACGAACTGAATAGCCAGCGGAACTGTGGGCGTGCAACCCAAGTCCAACAAGGCCACATCACCGCCACCAGCAAGCTCTTAGCGTGGCGGGGCGGCATTGTTATCAGAAGTTGTCTGATCTCTCTATTACTTACAGCTTCTAGGTGATCGCAGATAGCCCGGATATGCCAACCCTCGACGAACGTAGTGCCGGGCTCGATGACGTGCCACGCTTGCTTTGTAAATTCATAGAGGCTGTTCTCTGCTGCCCTGCACAACCGAGCGCGCCGTACCGCATCTAGTAAAACAACGGGGTTGACAGGCGCGTTCATTGTTGCTTCGCCCTTCGGGTTTCCCAGCTCTTTTTACGCGCCTCTGAAGCCGCCGGACCCCGTAGTCCGCTTGGTACGCAGAGAATCTGGTAGATGCCAGCACTCATTCTGCTCCAGCCTTACTGAGTAGCTTCTCCAGCACGTCTAGCTCCTTGTCTGTGAGCTTCGCCAGTAGAGCAGCATCGACCTTGATGCCCGCGCCGACGACCTCGGCCTCGAGCTTCTGCGGCAGCTTCTTGTGCGCGTATTCTAGCACCGCCTTCGCAGCGGCGATGCGATGCTCCATGCGCTGATGCCCGTTACGGTACGTATGGACAAGAAACTCCACCGGCGTCCACCCCTCGGCAGCAACCCATGTAGGAATGTCGCCCGACGCTCCGAGCTCCGAGGGTCGGTTTCCGTCGAGATGCAGTTCTCCGAACGCAGAAGACAGCTCGTCTTCTGCCGCCTGCATTGCTGCCTTGAGCTCGTCCGGAGTGGGGGGTTTCTTCTTCGCCATGCGCGTAAGTATAGTCTAATACACGACGATTTGGGTTGTAAGAATCCTTCCTGGAGCAACATCGCAATAAGCGCGGAGAGCGTCGCGCCAGGATCTCCGGTGGGCGGGGAATATTGCCCCGTTGGAGCAATTGTGATCGCAGCACGAAGCTCTACGATCGCCATTGCGATGGCCGTGAAATCATCCAGCACCCAGTATTTAATCTTAACTTCACAATATTTAACAATTTATAAAGTTATATTGGTTATATTGTTTTTTACTTGCATGCATTAGACGGATACATCGACTATATATATAATGGGGAAGTACGATGCTCCGTTGTTGTGAAGGCGACGCTCTTAGATCCAGGTTCGTAGCGCTTCCTGTTGCAGCCTACGGCTCAGCCCAACAACCCGAAGACAATAGCAGATTCACAGCCATCACAACCACTTTTTACCCTGAAGGCTCCCAGCTGTCCTTTACTCCGCTGCGGGTTAAGCGTAACATTACCCGCCCGATTAACCCCTCACATGCGAGGTGATTGCATGAAGATTTCAGACCTCCAAACGACGCGCCCAGTAGACAGAATTCAGGACGTCGTTCTACTAACGCCGGAAACGAACGCGGCCCTTACCGAGCTCTCGAACTTACTTTCTCGTACAGAACCGGTCTCCACCCCCCTTCCCACTAGGGAGTACGAGCGTGCTTATCGACGTTGGCTGAATGATTCAAACCTGTCCCAAGAGGTGAAGGATAAGGCGAACCGTATTGGTATTTTGAAGGGCTACGACGCTGCGATGCAATACTATCGTTCTGTGTTCGACGCGCTACACGCTGACCTCAAGCCTTCCGGGAGGCCGGGCCGACCCGAGTGGTATATGTCCCCCGTCCGCTCTAAGCGCATCAGTCGTGGTGACGCGATCGCGCATCTCATCAATGTTGGTGCAGCAACTCTCATCTCTCAACTCAAACAGGCGGCGTAATGACTCAACAAGCAATCGACGACTTCAAGGAGTCGGGGCTGACTTTTGCCCATCTAGAACGTGAAGGGTTAGTGCGATACGTCGCGCCCGACGAGCTGAGCTCGTTGTTCCCCAGCCTGATCGCGCCCTCCGCCGTCACCGGAGGCGTAGAGCTGCGTTACTACGCACTCTCAGAGGCGAACACCCCAGAGCCCATCGACTATGCGCGGTACAAGGTATACTGGCGACCCACCACCGGCTTCGCGGCACAGGCTAAGGATTCCCGCCCGAAGTACATACAGCCCGCGCAGACACCCAACCACCTCTACATCCCTCCCGTCTGCGATTGGGCCACGGTGTTAGAAGACTCGTCGCAGACAATAGCTATAACGGAGGGCGAGAAGAAGACGATTGCGCTCTGCGAGCGAGGCATTCCGACCGTCGGTCTTGGGGGCGTGTCATCGCTGGGCAATAAGAAGCGCGGCCAGCAGGTGATACCCGAGCTGAAGCAATTGTGTTCCGGCGGGCGTAGTATCCTCGTCATCTTCGACATCGACGAAGGCTTCACCACAATGAAGCCCGAGGTGGCGCGAGCGGCGTTCGTATTGTGTAACGTGATACTCGAGTACGGCGGCGTGCCGAAGATAGTGACCCTCCCCTCCGACGGTAGTAAGAAGTGCGCCGTAGACGATTGGTTACGCACTCATGAGCTCACCGGGTTCGGACTCTACGAGGAGCTCGCCCGTAACGCGAAGATCTTCGACACTGCGGTCGCACTCTACGAAGAGGCAAGCAAGTACGTCTACATCGAAGATAGTAACGCACTGGGGAAGATATCAACCCGCGAGGCGGTGATGGTGTCCGATTACCGCGTGTCCTCCGGCAATAGACAGGTAGTGATGCAGGAGCTCGTACTGCGCCGGCAGAAGAACGCCCCTCCGACAACAGCGATGGAGATCGTAGTACGCCCTCTCAGCGAGGCCTTCCTCCGCTGGGGTAGTCGCCCCAACGCGAAGTCGACGAGCTACGAGCCGGGAAACCCGCACTACCTTACTTCACGCGGAGAGTTCAACCAGTGGAAGGGCTGGGCTCAGCCGACCCCGGAGCAGGTGAAGGAAGAAGACGTAGAGCCGTTATGGAATGCGTTCCAGGCACTCTACCGCGAGGATGCCCTCACAATGTGGAATTGGTTCATGTACCCCATTGCCCGCCCCGGCGCGAAGTGGGTGATGATCCCCGTAATCCAGGCCGAAGAGGAGGGCATCGGTAAGTCTAGCATCCCGGCGTTCTTTGCGAAGTTCGTATACGGAGAGGGCTACGGTACTCCGAACAACGCAACAACGTTGAACGCAATGAGCTTGAAGGACGGGCGTCTAGAGTTCATGGTGCGGAAGCAGTTCTTGTTCCTAGATGATGCGAACGACATTCACGGCAACGATGTCGAGGCGCTACTGAAGAACATCGCGACGTCCGACTCCGTGCGTGCGAACCCGAAGTACTTGCGCTCGTACGAGTGTAAGAACACGGTGAATCTGTGCATCACGACGAACCGCACAATGCCGTTCAAGATCCCCCCGCAAGACCGACGACTCTTCTTGCCTTATACGTCTCTAGATGTACTACCTACGGTGTGGCACGAGCTACACAAGTGGGGCCGCGCCGGGGGCGGGGGTAAGGTGGTTGCGTACGCTCAACAGCTCTTTGATGTCGAAGCCGTCGACCCGAATATGAAGGCTCCAATGACACAGAAGAAGTTGGACATCGTGGGGATCTCTCGCAGTCCGATAGAGAACTTCCTGTTCGAACTGAAGCACTCAGCCGAAGCCGGGCAGCTGCGCCGCGTAGTCTTTACGGCGCGCGAGCTGCGAACGCTGGCGGAGTACGAGGGCGACGTGCGTAGCGCGCACGACGTCGGGCCGATGATACTGAATCGGGGTGTGAAGCTTGTCGGCGGTAAGATGTACGGCTCCGGAGGGTACCGAGTGTCGATCGAAGGCAAGCCCGAGACCGTGTACGTGTTCGCCGAGTTCGACAAGTGGAAGGTCGGCGAGGCGCTACCCCAGGACGTGGCCAAGGAGATCAAGGAGAACCCCCTCGACGTACTCCGAGTGCCGCGCTCTAAGGGCGGGAAGGCGAAAGTTGTCCGCATGAAGGGGTAACGCAAGAGAGCCAGCCCACTTGGTTGGAGCCAGAAGGTGGCACGTAGCCAAGTGGGTTAGCTCTGTAGTAATCGTTCTACCTGGAGGGATTTGGGAGAGGGCTCCTGGAACGTAGGCTGCAGCGGGCCGAGGGAGCAATTACTGCAGTAAATGAACTCTTACAGAAGATTTAATGGAGCTGGAGGATGTAGGTGCAGAGAGGAATGCAGCGAAGCGGTCGCCAGGATCCTGTAATTACAGGAGATTCGAGATGTAAGAAAAGTCTTTACTTATCCTCCAGGAAGAGTATAATCCAACTTACTGCTTCACTGTTCTAACCTCTCTCAATTACCTAGGAGCCTCAAATGAAAACTATCAACACCAACACCGCCAAGACCGCCGAACTCGTCGCCTTCTACAACGCCAACTCCGGCAAGCCCGCCATCAAGAAGTTCTCTGACCGCGCCACTGCCGAGAAGCGCGTAGCCGAGCTGCTCAAGACCCTGAAGCCCACTGCGACGAAGTCCTCGCCCGCCGAGCGTGTCGCCGAGAACCGCGCCCGCCGCATCAAGATCATCGTTCCGGTGGAAGAGACTGGCAAGCGCAGCCTGGCCAAGAAGCGCTACGCGATGTACAAGAACGGCATGACCGTCGGCGAGTACGTGAAGGCGGGCGGTAAGCTCCGCGACGTCGCCTACGACCTGCGTGTTGGCTTCATCGCCGCCGAGTAACTGAGCCCGAGGCCCTGCGAGCGCGGGGCTTCTAACGCAGTCACTCTCTCACCTGTCTAGGAGTCTACCATGCCTGAAGTTCTCATCAAGTCTGCCGCTGACCTGAACCGCGCCTTCGCGCCGAAGCCTGAGTTCTACGTTCGCCAGGAAGTGTGGCTGGCCGCGATTGGGGGCGAGATGGAGAAGCAATACAAGAAGGGTTGTGAGGAAGGGTCGCCCGAGCTGCGCTACGTAGTCCAAGAGAGCCGCAAGCTCGACAGCGGACACTGGACGACCCCGAGCCTGGACGTTCTGCTGGCCGACACCCCGGTGCGTGGCTGCTACATCAACTTCGAGAGTGAGCAGTCCGGAAGCAGCTGGCGCCGCCACTCGACGGGCCGCGTGCGTTGCACTGTGGGCGACTACGGCGACCGTCAGTCCTTCCCCCCGCGCAAGGACGGTAGCTACTCCTACGACAAGATCGCGCAGAAGCTGCTGCACCGCGTGTGGGCTGCGATCCGCGAGGCCGAGCTGAACAATCAGAAGAAGTCGAACGCGCAGGCGGTAGCCGACCTCAAGAAGAAGTTCAGCCTGCCTGAGTATAACGATACGGTGTGTGCTAGCTACTACTATCGCGACTCGTTCGGTAAGAACGGTCGGGAGCTCGTCGCCCCGGAAGGTAAGGTGTTCGTGAAGGTCGGTACGAAGACGCTGACGCCGGAACAGGCTGACCGTCTCCTGTCTTTCCTCGCCACGCTGTAAGAAGTATAATAACCCTCCTCTCAGCTCTAGGAAGACTACCATGCCCACCCCAATGACCGCCGGAGAAATCATCCGCGAACTGAAGGTGTACTACCCCGAGACCTACGACCTGAACGTTGCGGTCAACGAGCATCGCCGGGCGAACGGGTTCAAGAACTGGTACGCAGCCGCGCTCGATTTGCTTGAAGGCTGGCGCGAGCACGGCGGCGACGAAGCTCAGTACAATGCATTTCTCAACTCTCTACCACGCTAGGAGCAAGACATGGAATATCTTGTGTACCAGCATAGAACAGTAGACGGAGGTGTTGTCTACTACGGTTGCACCAAAGATACAAGACGCCCTACCTGCTCGAAGCGCAGAATAGCAGAACACGCAGAATTGCTGAGAAATGGTAAGATACGTGTACGAATACTCAAGACGTTTCTTCTGAGAAGTGCGGCAGAGGCGTATGAGACAAAATTGATTCGACGGGGTCGTAAGCTCGGCTACGCGCTATTCAACAGGATTGCAGACTCTAAAGGGGTATCCGTGTTTCGTGGTTGACGGAGCGGATTTACACGCCAGTGATAAACCGTGATTAGTGATTGACAAGCGCCCAGCGTTCTCATATAATAAAACCGTGTTACATGATTGATTTCGGCAAAGGAGAGTGTCATGGCAGGAAACGCGGAAATTGGTGACTACGTGCGCAAAGATGATGGTCTGGTGCGCATTCAGGCTATCGACCTTCCGAACCAAACCTATTTCACTTCCGATGGTGGGGTGATTGGTTTTGCCGAGGTCGGCATGGATGATGTGTTGCTAGCATCGGAAGTCGAGGGTTGAATCAGATGAACCTCGTTCAAGCCCAGCGCCGTTTCATAGAAAAGATGAAGCCCGCTCTTCGTGAGCACAACAAGCGGCAGACAGTCGGCGCGCGTCTTGAGTTATGCCGTTGGGCAAAGCGCAATGGTTGCGACCCGACCGTGATATTGAATGACGCCAGGGATGTGCTTGAACTTGAACGTAATGCGGAGTGACACCATGGAATTCACGGCGCTGTTGATGCTTATCTACACGGTTATCGCAGTCTTTGGCGGTTTTGCACTTGGCAGGATGTCGAAGTGACATCCGCAAGCGAATCCAAAGCAGGGGTTAAGATACTTCGCAAGATTCGCTCCATTTCTGAGCGTGAGATTGCTATTAACCTTGTGTTGGAACTTGCTGAATCAGGATTGCGAAGATTTTCCTTGCTTCAAGCTTATGATGACGATGCCCAGTTTGTGGATGACCTGGCGAGGCGCCTGAATGTTGTTCTGGACAAGGCTTTCGATGCAAAGCTTACGCGCGTTGTGCGGAAGCTTGTCAATGCTGGGGCATTGGAATCTATGATGAGTAGCACTCACAAAGAATACATTGGCGAACCAACAAAGCAACGGGACTATTGGTTGCCTCCTGGTAAGGCAAGATTACTTACCGTAGGGGCGACAGACCACACGGGCGCACCCGAATGGGAGGCTGCCTATCTAATCCGCCGAGCATATCCAATTCTTTACGGGGATGAATAGAAATGACCTTCGATGATTGGATGCGGTCGCGGAACCCGGAATACCACACGACGCACAAATTCAAAGCGCCAGACCTCGGGATGTAATGCCTGCCAACATTCTGAACCTGCCGGCCTACGCGGTCACGGCACTGCAAGAAAACGACCACGATTACCACGTAGACGCCGAAGTCAGGCAGGCCGTTACCCACTGCATCCATTGCAAGGCAAGCAATCCGCAAGGCTTCGGCCGGCGCGAGCAGATGGTCAAAGACCTGCCCATGCATGGCAAGCGGGTTGGCATCTACATCAATACTCGCCGGTATCGTTGCCGGGCCTGCGCTAAGACCTTTTATGAGCCACTGCCCGACACGGACGAAAAAAGGGCCATGACTACCCGGCTGGTCGCCTGGATGGGCAAGCAGGCCGTCCGTCGCACCTTCGCCAGCATTGCTGAAGAGGTTGGCTGCACTGAATTCACCGTCCGTGCCGTCTTCAGTGACTACGTGAATGAACTGGAGCGCACCATCCGGTTCGAGACACCGAAATGGATGGGGATTGATGAAATCCACCTCATCAAACCGCGTGGCGTCATCACCAACATCCAGAACAACACGGTCGTCGAGCTACTGCACAACCGCAACAAAGAGACCGTCATCAAGTATCTGGCTGCTTTGCAAGGTAAGGAAACCATTCAATACGTGGTCATGGACATGTGGCAGCCTTACAAGGATGCCATCGAGTTGATGCTGCCGAAGGCCAAAATCATCATCGACAAGTTCCATGTCGTGAAGATGGCCAACGAGGCGATGGAGCGGGTCAGGAAGAGCTACCGGGAGTCACTGACGCCCAAGCAGCGCCGTGGCCTGATGCATGACCGGTTCGTGATGCTGAAGCGCGAGCGCGACCTGAACGACGAAGAGGCCCTCAAGCTGTCGGGATGGCTGAAGAACTACCCAGAACTAGGCATGGCGTATCGCATCAAGGAGGACTTCTTCAAGATATACGACGCCAAGACCAAGGAAGAGGCGCTACGCCGGTTTGTGGACTGGGAAATCGCTGTTATGCCCGATGTCCGGGATGCTTTCCAGGACTTGATACGCGCCTGGCGCAATTGGCAGCCCTACATCTTGGCCTACTTCGACCATCCAGTGACTAATGCCTACACGGAGTCACTGAACAACCTCATACGGGTAATGAACCGTCTTGGTCGTGGTTACAGCTTTGAGGCGCTACGGGCCAAGATATTGTTTTCTGAGGGTGCCTTCAAGAAACAGACCATTCGGCCTAAGTTTGAACGTCGCAGGGAGCCGGAACGAGCCACACGCGACTTCGCAATGGCTTACATGTGTCTGGAGCGGGCGGCACCCCATCAACCATCCGAACCTGCGAGGGAAATCAACTTCGGGGCGGACATTTCAACACTAACGAGAATGATTGAGGCCGGCGAGATTTAGCTAGTTTCAATCACGAAAATCGGATACCCCTCTAAAGAAGCGTCTGTGCGCGCATGGATGAGCATGAGTAAAGAACAGCGAATTGCCAGAGCGAAGAAGGGGTTGTCAAGGCTTACCCCGGAGCAGCGATCTGCCAACGCGAGTAAAGCAGCACGAGCTGCGGCAGTAAACAGAACCAGCGATGACTATGCTAGAAGAATTGCTAAAGGGTGGGAAACGCGAAGGAGGAATGCATCATGTTGAGGGAAGACGCAATCAAGAAGGCACAAAAACTGATGGCCGTCGCCCAGGACGGGCGTGGTAACGAGAACGAAGCAGAACGGGCGCTGGCCCAGGCGGAGTTCCTCATGCGGAAGTTCGGCATCGAGCAGGCAGAAGTGGTCGGCAGCGCGGCGAGGGTTGACTTCGACTGGACTAACGACTTCGCTCCGTACGGCGTCCCGCGCCAACCGGCGAAGAGCTGCCCCACGTGGGCCGACTGGGTCGCCGTAGGGGTCGCAGTCTTTACCGATACGATCGTGCGGAGACACTACAACCCCGAACGAGGGTATGGGTGGGGGTTCTCTATGGCGAACGCTCGGACGTGATGTTCGCTGTCTGGTTGATGACGTACCTGCGCGACCACACGTGGAAGGAAGTGCAGCGGGCGAAGAAGCAGTGGCCGATGTGGGGTCGCACGGAGTGTGAGGACTTCCGCAAGGCCATGGCGAGCCGGTTGCAAGCGCGGATGAAGGAGCTGCGCCGTGAGCGCGACGTAGCGTTCAGGGAAGCCGGTACGGGAACCGCGCTTGTCGTAGTGTCTGATAAGCTCGCGAAGCGCGACGCGGAGTTCGGCGGACAGAGCTTCGGGAAGAGCAAGAAGGTAGCGTACCGCAACGGCAACGCCGTGGCAGCGGGCCGGGAAGCAGGTGACAAAGTCGGGTTCGCCCGTCCGCTGTCGGGTAATCAACAACGCGCCGCAATCGCGGCTTGAGGAGGCGAAGATGCTGTATGCAATTTCGATGAGAAGACGAGTCTTCGTCTGGGATGACCCAATGCACCGCTGTTATAACGGGGCTTACGGGGCGCACCACTACGAATGGGGTGCGTGGGAATCGCTCGATAGCGACGTTAGCGAAGACAAGCTTGAAAGCAAGCTGAAATTCTGGAGGGAGCTCAACGACTACGCCGTATCTCAACGAGGCGATAGCGCTAGGTGCGAATTCAAGGCAGAACAAGAAACCCCACAACAGAGCTAGGAGACAACGATGCAACTCTACATGGTGAAGACAGTATTGGTGGAGACCGGAGAAACGAGCTGGTTCTTCATAGCAGCAGAAAGCGTGGACAACGTCCGAGAGATATGCGAGGACGACGTGTCCAAGATCGTGGAGCTGATCGATCATCCGGCGGACATGGCGGACGCGGTGCGCCACGAATTCGATTGCGTCGCGTTGCTTGCGCAAATCTAGGGAGAGCGACATGGGATACGAAGCTCACAACCCTAATGCGTGGTGTGCACGCTGCAAGCAGTTCAAGCCGCGCGCGACGATGCAAGATGTTGTCTCTACGGACGGGTTGCGCCGCCGCCCAATGTGCCTTCCGTGCCGCACCGAGCTAAGGAAGCAGCAGCTCGATAGGAGTGAGACAGCAGAGAGACAGGAGTAGAAAGGGGGTTTACGAGCAGAAGAACCCCCGGCATAATACGAACCATCAAAGGATTGAACCCGACCATGAGAGCCGCAGCCGGAGTCGCGTTAAGCTCACTGAGGGGTCGGGTTCTTGGAAGCGGGGCAATCCCGCTACCTCCTAGTCCTCAGTGAGTAACTCCAAGAATTAGTACGAAGACCGAAGACCGAGACAACCTCTCATACTGCTAGGAGAAGCACCATGGCAATGCCTAAGACTATTGGCGCGACGATCGACCTTCTCTTCAATCTGCGCGAGCAGCGCAAGGAAGTGGAAGCTCAAGTCAAGAAGATCAAGGAACAAGAAGACGCCCTTGAAGCTCACCTGATGAGCAACTTCGACAAGGCGGGGCTCGACGGGGCGAAGGGTAAATTCGCCACTGCTGCACTCAAGCGTAGCACCGTAGCCGACGTCACCGACTGGGATAAGTACTACGCGTATATCGCGAAGAACAAGGCGTGGGACCTCCTGCAGCGTCGCGCGTCCATCACCGCGCTGCGTGCTCGGTGGGATGATAAGAAGGTCGTCCCCGGCGTCGAGCCGAAGGAGATCGTCACGCTGTCCCTGACCAAGGTCGGAGGCTGACATGGCACTCTCCCGCATGGAGTACATCAAGCTGGCCGAGCAGGTGCGCGGCACAATCTTGGAAGTTGTGAAGCGTGCCTCCGAGCCGGTGACGGTGCGTGACCTGTGTCGCGATGCCAAGGTCTGCTATCACTTTGCCAACACCCAGCCGGAGCATGCCTACGTCGATCGGCTGGTGCGTGATCTGCACAAGAGCGGAGTGCTGCGGAAGGTGCACATCAGCCGACCGAAGGAGAACAGCCGCTACGCCTACGAGTTCAGCAAAGACCCAAGCCCGACCGACCTCCCTATATCGCGGGTGGTTTGCGCCACGGCGACGAGCGTCGTGCCGGCTGACGTGAAGGTCGTAGCCACGAAGAGCGGAACCTTGCGCGTGACGTTCCGGGGGCTGAGCATCGAGATCGGAGTTGAGAAATGAACATCTTCGTTCTTGACACCGACGTTACGCGCTGCGCGCAGGCGCACTATGACAAGCACGTTGTGAAGATGTGCCTCGAGTATGCGCAGATTCTGAGCACTTCCGCCCGGCTGCGCGGCTTTGAGCACAACGGCTACAAGTCGACCCATGTGAACCATCCTTGCGTGCGGTGGGCTGCCGAAGACGCCCGTAACTGGAACTGGCTGCTGTGGCTCGCATTCGAACTCGGCAGGGAGTACACCGCCCGCTACGGCAAGACTCACAAGTCGACCGAGGCTCTGACTCTGCTGCCCCCCGAGCTAACGCTGAGTGCCGGGTTCTGCGTGGAGACGCCCAAGAACTTCGCTTTGGCAATGCCTGAGGAGTTTCAAACAGACGACGCGGTGGAGTCCTACCGCAACTATTACCGAATCGGTAAGCGCGACCTAGCCAGCTATCGCGCCCCCGCCGTCGAACCCAGCTGGCTACACTAGGAGCGAAAACCTATGGCAACTAAGGCCGTACCAACGAAGAAAACGAGCACCGCAGTCTCGACTGGCAACTACGAAGACCGACTGGCAGCGCTGGCCAAGGCCGGGGCGGAGCAAGAATCCCGAGTCGGGGGAGGGCAGTTCATCTCCTTCAAGGGCGGGCAGATCAGCTACCAAGGCAATACCATCAAGGGCAACGAGCTGGATGTGATCGCCATCGACTCCATCTTCGAGAACTCGTACAACCCCGAGCGCTACGATCCGGATAACCCTCAGCCTCCGGCGTGCTACGCGCTGGGCCGCGACGAGGACGATCTCGCCCCGCACCCGGAGAGCGCCGATCCGCAGCACGCGACCTGCAAGGGCTGTCCGAGGAACGAGTTCGGCACCGCTGACAACGGCAAGGGCAAGGCTTGCAAGAACACCCGCCGCATCGCCGTCCTTCCGGGCGACCCGCTGGACGAGGACACCGTGAAGACCGCCGAGGCCGCGTTCATTCGCCTCCCGGTGACGTCGGTGAAGGGCTGGGCCAGCTTCGTGAAGACGGTCGCGGCACTGGATAAGCTTCCGACGTTCGGAGTGGTGGCCACCATCGGCACTGTCCCCGATCCGAAGACGCAGTTCAAGGTGACGTGGCAGAAGAAGGAGACTATCGATCGCGACCTTCTTCCGCTGCTGATGGATCGTCACGACGCGATGCAAGAAGAAATCATGTTCTCCTATCCGAAGCCTTCCGAGGAAGCCCCCTCCAAGCCGGCAAAGGGTAAGCCCGCTGCGAAGCGCGGTAAGTTTTAACCACCAACCAAGAAGGGGTAGTACAGATGGACAAGGAAGCGCTCAAGCAGTTGAAGACCGACATCAAGGCGAAGAAAGCCGAGCAGAAAGCCGCTACCAAGGCTGTGAAGGACGCGGAGAAGGCGCTGAAGATCGCGCAGAAATCGCTCGACAAACTCGGTGCCGAGATTCTGAAGTTGGAATCGAAGCTCCCGGCGTAATCGGTACTCCGGACAGAAAGCCGGAGCAAAGCGGGGTTCCGTCTTCACCCGACCAACGAAGACGGACGAATCTCTGCGGTGTTGAACATTGCGCTCGGCACCAACATGTGATGGCGGCGGTGGAACCGTACTGACAAACCACCTGACAGGCTCCGGAAAGACGGGGCATTTGGTGAGGGCGCTGTTCCAGATAGCTTTGCCATGTGGCCTCAGCGTCGTGCGTACATACGCCAAAGGGTTATGCAGCGCCCTCACCAAACCTCACACTAGGAGAACCCGTGAAGAAGCCCATAGTAATCGACTTTGAGACAGATGGAATTGAAGCACGTCCCGATTACCCGCCGAAGCCCGCCGGGGTGGCGATCAAGTATCCCGGAAAGAAGGCGAAGTACTACGCTTGGGGCCATCCGACTGGAAACAACTGCAGCAAGGAAGACGGAGTCCGCACCCTCAAGGCTGCGTTGGACGCGGGCAATCCGGTGTTGTGCCATAACGTCAAGTTTGACGCGGATGTGGCCGAGACACATTGCGGTGTTAAGTGGCCGTGGGAGCGCACGCACGATACGCTGATCTTGGCCTTCCTCTTCGATCCGAATTCCAAGGTGCTCGGGCTGAAGCCGCTTTCCGAGATGTACCTTGGTCTCCCTCCTGACGAGCAAGAAGCGGTGCGCGACTGGTTGTATGCGAACAGGGTGATCCCTCGGTCTAAGAAGTCTTGGGGTGAGTATATCTGCAAGGCTCCGGGCGACCTTGTAGGGGCGTATGCTATTGGCGACGTCGACCGCACCTCTGGGCTGTTCGAGTTCTTCTACCAGAAGATCAAAGAAGAGGGGATGCTAGAGGCGTACGAGCGAGAGATGAAGCTGATCCCAATCCTCTTGCAAAACGAACGGGAGGGTATCCGCTGTGACGTCGCCAAGCTACGCCGCGAGATTGGAGAATACGAGGTCGCATTCGAGCAGGCCGACGCCCTCATCCGTAAGCACTTGAAGACCCCGAGCCTTGACTTAGACAAGGACGACGACCTGTCTGATGCGCTAGAGTCGCAGGGCAAGGTGTCGGACTGGGTGCTGACCGATACTGGAGCGCGAAGCACTGCGAAGAAGGCGCTAGATCAGATGCTCACAGATCGCTACCTCTACGCGCTGTTGATGTATCGTGGAACAATCGCTACTTGCCTGCGAACCTTCATGCGACCCTGGATGGAGCTAGCCAATAAGAATAAGGGCCATCTCTGCACTACCTGGAACACGACCAAGCAAGAGCAAGGGGGTGGCACGCGGACGGGACGCCTGAGCTCCGCGAAGCCGTTGAACTTGCAGAACATCCCCACTGACTTGCAGGAGCGCCTCACTCCTGTGTTCGACGCGGTGAAGCTGCTTGAGAAGTCGAAGCTGCCTGCGTTGCCGACGCTACGGGACTACATCATCGCGGACGCAGGGTGTGAGCTCGTCGACTTTGACTTCAGCTCGCAAGAACCACGCACGTTTGCGCACTTTGAAGATGGTTGGCTGTGCGAACAATACAACAACGACCCGAAGCTCGACGTCTACATCGCGCTGATGGCCCAGACAAAGGAGATTACGGGAATTGAAATCAGCCGAAAACAGGCAAAGATCGTGTTTCTTGGGCTTCTATACGGAATGGGGGCGGGGAAGCTGGCGCTCGGGTTGGACACTTCGGTTGATGAGGCCAAGAAGATCAAGGACGCGCTCATGCGAGCAGTTCCGAGCATCAAGGAGATCACATCAGCAATCAGTCGCCGCCTCAAAGGTGGCGGGAAGATTCGTACTTGGGGTGGCCGGATGTACGCATCCGAGCGTCCTGTGATGATCAATGGCCGGATGCAGGACTTCTCTTACAAGGGGATTAATTCGCTGGTGCAGTCTAGCGCGGCCGACGAGACGAAGGAGGCGCTGATACGCTACAACAGCGTGAAGAAGGAGGGTCGCTTACTGGCGCAGGTGCATGACGAGATCCTCATTTGCGCACCCAAGAAGAGTTGGAAAGCGGAGGCAAAGTTGTTGAAAGATTGTATGGAAGGGTTGGAGCTAGATGTTCCAATGTTAGCCGAAGGTGAGTATGGGTTCCGCTGGGGATCCTTGAAGGAGATTGTATGGTAGCGCTCACGCTTCACAAGCAGTTGAAAATACCGAGAGGGCGGTGTGTTCAATACTTACTTCGTTGGGGAGGTAAGACGTACGTAGGGTCTTCCACTAATTTCAATTCTAGAATGGGCTGGTGGATCAGCCACTTCCGACGTGTTGGTGTTTCCTTGGAGGGGGTTGCGGTCGAGCCTCTACTGTTCTGCGAGCACCAAGACCGAGCGTACTACGAGGAGAACCTGATCCGTATCCTCCTTCCGGGGCACAATAAGACTCGGGATGGTAAGGCCGGGGGAGCTCTCGGCAGGAAATTGTCAGAGGCAACCATCGAGAAAATTCGCGCTGGCAACGTGGGTAGGGTAGTGTCGGAAGAGTCTCGCAAGAAGATGTCCGAGGCCGCGAGGAGGCGACCCCCGATGTCGGAAGAGCATCGACTTAAGATTTCGGTCGGTAATATTGGAAAGACTTTGTCCCACGAAGCACGGGCGAAAGTGTCTGCGGCGGTTAAGGGTGTTCCGAAGTCCGAAGCACATAGGGCTGCGCTTCGTGCAGCTTGGATTCGTAGAAAGGAGAAACAGCAATGTATTTGAATCACGATGAGATTTTGGAGTTGTGCGAGGCAGGGTACATGGAGAACTGGGATCCGAGCTGCATCAACGCAGCCAGCCTAGACCTACGCCTCGGGGCGGAAATTGCGCTTGAGGCCACCCCTGACGAATCGGTGCTCGACTATAGAGCTCGCATGAAGCCCACGATGCAGACGCACATCTTGGAGGATAGGGGTGCGATATTCGTACCAGGAACATTCTTCTTGGCACATACGATCGAGAAGTGTAACTTCCCGGACGATGTCGCAGCACTCTTCCGCATCAAGTCATCTCTGGGTCGGATTGGACTGGAGCACATGGACGCTGGGTGGGTCGATCCTGGATTCAACGGCAGCTTGACGTTGGAGTTCAAGATCCTGCTGAATCACCATTCGATTCGGTTGCGCCCCGGTGACCGCATTGGCCAGCTCATCTTCTTCCGAGGCAACAAGGTGTCCGAGGACAAGTCGTACCGTGCTCGCGGCAATTACAACGGCGCTGAGGGCGTCAAACAAGTGGGGTACAAGTAATGAGCTTTGCAAGCAAAACTGAAAAGAAGCCTGCCGCCGATCAGATCACCTCTTGGTCGTTCAGCCGTTGGGGGGTCTACGAGGAATGCCCGAAGAAGGCGTTCTTCAAATTCATCGAGAAGATCGTAGAGCCGAGCTCTCCGGTCTTAGAACGCGGTACTGCAATGCACGAGAAGTGTGAGTTGTATCTGAAGGTCGGGGGACGAGTTCCCAAAGAGCTCGAAAAGATCGCGGACGTGCTGAAGGATTACAAGAAGCGTGGTGCTATCCCCGAAGCGGAGTTTGCATACAACCGAGAGTGGAAGCCCGTGAGCTGGTTCGACCGTTCGGCTTGGGTACGCATCAAGGCAGACGTTGTCATCCCGCCGATCGTAGATTCCGAAGCCCCAACGGTCGAAGTACACGACTTCAAGACTGGCGGAGAGAAGAAGCTGGCTTCCGGAGATTTCGAAGATTACTACACCCAGCTTGAGCTCTACGCTTTGGCGGGCCTGCTGACCTACCCGCTGGCACAAAGGGTAAAGACATCGCTCGTGTTCATAGACCACGGGAAGGTGGTAGAGCACCGAGAAGAGTTCAAGCGCGGCGATGAGAAGAAGATCATGAAGAAGTGGGAAACGCGCACGAAGAAGATGCTTGCCGACAAGGTGTTCAAGGAGAAGCCGGGCAATGCCTGCCGGTGGTGCTACTTCCGTAAATCGAACGAGGACAAAGGGGGCGGGCAATGCCGCTTCTAGAGAAGGACGTTGAGAACAAGGTTGTTCGATACGCGAAGGAGCAGGGATGCCTCGTTCGTAAGATGAATGGCCTTGGGGCGAGGAACTGGCCAGACCGACTATTCGTCAGCCCATCGGGTAGAATCTGGTTTTGCGAGTTCAAGGCTCCGGGTAAACGTGTAGACAAGGATTCTGCGCAAGGACTATTCATCCATGAGCTGCAGGTTCGCAAGGTGACTTGCTACGAAGTCAACGACGTAGCGCGCGGGCTCGCGATGGTAGATGCGGAGTGCTCTAGATGACAACCTGGACGCCCCACCCCTACCAAGAGAAAGCCATGCAGTTCATGGTCGAGAACGCGGAGGCTGGCCTGTTCCTCTCCCCCGGCCTCGGTAAGACAAGCATTACCCTCGGGGCGTTCAAGATTCTTCGCGACCAAGGCTTCGTTACGAAGATGCTGGTCGTCGCCCCGTTGCGCCCATGCTACTCCGTGTGGCCTCGCGAGGTCAAGAAGTGGGCGCAGTTCAACGGGCTGAGCGTCGGGGTTCTGCATGGGCCGAAGAAGAGCAAGGTACTCGCAGAAGACCACGACGTATACGTCATCAACCCGGAGGGGCTACGCTGGCTGTTCGGCAACATACGAGGTCCGCTGCCCTTCGAGATGTTGGTGATCGACGAGAGCTCGAAGTTCAAACAGGTCAGCACACAGCGCTTCAAGACTCTGAAACCGCACCTACCGAAGTTCCGGAGGCGTTACATTCTTACGGGGTCGCCCGCTGCCAACTCATTGCTAGACTTGTTCGGTCAGGTCTATGTGATGGATCTCGGCAAGACGTTTAGCCCGTACATCACCCACTACCGTAATCGCTTCTTCCACCAGACTGGGTACGGGGGGTTTGATTGGGTGCTGAAGCCTGGGGCTGACAAGGAGATTTACGACTACCTCGCACCAAGAGTTTTGCGAATGAGCGCGGAGGACTATCTTGACATGCCCGAGCTCATCGTCGAGGATATCGAAGTTGAATTGCCTCCGAAAGCGCGCGCGATGTACGACCAGCTTGAGGACGCTCTTCGCCTCGACTTCAAGGAAGGGCGTGTAGTGGCGGCGAACGCAGCTGTAGCCTCCATGAAGTGTCGGCAGATTGCCAGCGGCGGGATCTACCTCGACGGGGCCGAGAGAACATGGGAACACATTCACGATGCGAAGACCGAGGCGCTGAGCGATTTGATCGAAGAGTTGGAAGGCCAGCCTGCGCTTATTGCGTACAGTTTTCACCACGACCTCGACCGCCTCAAGAAGGCGCTGGGGAAGCATACGCCACACATCGGGGGTGGCGTGAGTGGCAAGGCTTCCGACGCTATTTGCGAGCAATGGAATCGCGGAGAGCTTCGAGCACTGATTGGACACCCACAGTCCATGGGGCACGGACTGAACCTCCAAGAAGCTGGGCGGGCGGTGATCTGGTACTCGTTAGACTGGTCACTTGAAAACTACGAGCAATTCATCCAGAGAGTTTGGCGACAAGGACAGAAGGAGCGAGTGTTCGTGTACCGAATCATCGCGAAGAATACCGTAGATGAGGCCGTCGTAAAGGCGCTCACGAAGAAGGACAAGACGCAGGCAGCTCTATTCCAGGCCTTGAAGTCCTATTGGGCCGAGCAGGAGTAATTCTGTGCTTTACTATTTCTGGAATCTGGAATAAACTACGCTCTTTCATTGCAGGAGGCCACCATGCGAGAACGAGTTGTTGGAAAGCCCTTCGTAGACCCGACGTCAGTAATACTGAGGCGCCCATCCCCGGACACGGTGTGGCTGGGAAACGCCAGACGCGGTATTGTGCGCGGCGTTGAGAAGGGCGTTGTACAGTTTCAAACGATTTATAACGGGGTGGTCGACATCATCGAAGTGCCAGAGAAGGAGTTCATCAGCACTTATCAGCACACCCCGAAGGTGTCCGCTGGACATGTTCACGAAATACACCGATCCTATGCAGAAGCATCCGGTGCTACGGCGAAGGCTCGCGCCGTATTGGCCGGAACCCAACCTACGAGCCGAGAGGAATCAAGCATGGCAACGAAGAAACCCGCAGCCCCCAAAGCTGAGAAGAAACCCGCAGCCCCCAAAGCTGAGAAGAAACCCGCAGCCCCCAAAGCTGAGAAGAAACCCGCAGCCCCCAAGAAGGAAGCCCCGTCGAAGGTAGAAGGTCGCGGCCGCAATAGCGCCTTCGCCCCGGAAATGAAGATCACCATCCTGGCCGAATCCAACCCGAAGCGTGCAAAAGCCGCAGAGCGTTTTGCCCTCTACAAGAACGGCATGACGGTGGCTAAATACCTCGAGCTTGGCGGCCTCCTCGCCGATGTTCGCTGGGACGCAAAGCAAGGCTTCATCAAGGTCGAGTGACGATGGAGGCAATTCGCGCAGAAGATTCCGATGTGTCTTCTTTTAAGGGGAAGACGGTAATCTACATGGTCGAGTGGGAGGGCAAGGCATACATCGGATCTTCTCGCGTAATTGCCGACAGGCTACGCCATTACAAACGGTACAGGCCAGATTCTTTGTTTAGAGTGCTTATAGTCTGCACGGAAACAGATCGGGGCTATTACGAGGCTCAGTGTGTTCGAGTGTATGATACATTTAACACGGGCCACAACCAAACCCCTACAGGAGATTGGCAAGGTGCGAACCGAGCGTGGCCAGCAGCTATACGCCAGTTAATCGCGAGAAATAAACAACGCTCTGGACAAAAACACTCGGAAGAGACAAAGTCTAAGATGTCAGAGGCTCAGAAACGTGCGCGGGCTCGTAGCGGGAAGCACGCAGTAGTTGATAAGCATTCTGAAGAAACAAAACAGAAGATGTCAGTGGCTGCGAAAGCGGCTTGGGCTAGGAAGAAAGGAAATTAGAGCATGCGTATATACATACCAACGCGGGGAAGGGTAGGACGTCAGATCACACTGCGTTCGCTGCCCGCGTCATTGCGGGAGCGGACGTGGTTGGTCTGCCCCAAGGATGAAGTCAAGGCGCACAAGGCGGAGCACCCGAACGTCATCGCTCAGCCTTCCTCCGTCACTACTATCGCGGAGAAGCGCCATTGGATAGTCAAACAGGCCAACAGGAATGGTGAAGAGAAGCTCGTCATGCTAGACGATGACTGCGGCTTCTACGCCCGAGGCCCGAAGGGGCTCATCAAGGAGTACGCCACCGACGCTGTCGTCGAAAGCCTATTCAAGTGGGTCGAGCAGCAACTCGACGAGTTCGCGCATGTCGGGGTTTCTTCCCGCATGGGCAACAACCACGTGGAAGAAAAGACGAAGCGCACCACTCGAATGATGCACGCGTTCGCCTTCCACATACCTACGGTGCTGAAACACGTGAAGTTCGGCCGGGTGGCGTTCCGCGAGGACTTCGACTACACGCTACAGTTGCTACGCAAGGGCTATGATAACATCGTGCGATACGACGTGTGCGTAGCTCCAGGGGCCTACGGAGCGAAGGGTGGGTGCTCCGATGAGCGCGACGTGGCGAAGAGCGACGCCGAGGCGGAGAAGCTCGCCGCACTGCATCCGGGGCTTGTGAAGGTCGTCCAGAAGGACTACAAGGGCGTCCCCCGCAAGGAGGTCATGGTGTTCTGGAAGAAGGCATACTGTCATGATGCGCCTCAAGCACAGGTGTAACAGCCTCGGAGAGATCCTGGAGGCACAGCAACTTGGCTACGGAGGCGTGGAATTCGACCTCGTGTGGGAGTCCGGGGACTTGGTGCTGAGCCATGACCTCGGGGGGTCGGGGCCACTCTTCTATTGGATACTCGACCGTATTCCGGAAGACTTCGTCATGGCGATCAACGTGAAGGAGTACGGGATGTGTGCGCGGCTGACAGAGCTCCTAGTCGGGAAGTACTCCGACTACTTTGTGTTCGACGTGCCTGGCCCTGAGCTCGAGGAGTACGCGAAATCCGGGCTACGCTTCTACGGGCGTTGCTCGGAATACGAGTGGCAGCTGTCCCACCACGGGAAGATCGTGGACTCTTTCAAGTCTGACCCACAGTTCGTCCTCGGAGAGTTACTGCCGGGCGACGCTCTTATCTCCCCCACTCTGCGCGGGCTTCCGGAATGGTCGGGAGACGTATTAAAGAAGGCAACGTTCTTGGTGACGAAATGACAAAGGTTCTCTTGTTCGATGTAGACGGTGTCTTGGCAGACACGGAGGAGATGCATCAATCCGCTACGAGCGAGGCGGCTGGGCAGGAAGTGGACTGCTCCGGCGGCGGTAGCACTCAGTGCAAACTTCGTCGCGCTGGGTTCAGCGAAGCGGAGATCGTGGAGATCTACGAGCGCAAGAAGCACCTGTACTCGGGCTTGATTTCTTGCCTGACCCCGAACGAAGATCTTTTGCAAACTCTTCACGCAGCATCGCGGAAATACACCCTCGGGGCGTGCTCAAACTCGAACAAGGAATCCTGCAAGCAGCTGCTCCGCAATACTGGCATCGCTCCGTACATGCGGGTTGTCATAACTGGTGGCGACGTAAGGAACCTGAAGCCCGCCCCAGACATCTACCGGGAAGCGTTGGGGCGGCTGACTGTACTGCCCACTGATGTTGTAGTGTTTGAAGACTCCGACGAGGGGGTAGAAGCTGCCTACGCAGCCAACATCCCACTGGTCATTCGCTGTACAACAGCTACTCTCATACAGGAGATACAGAAATGGTTGTAATCATACCAGCTGCGGGGGAGGGTTCCCGCTTCGCTTCCGTGGGCTACACCGATCCGAAGCCGTTGATCGAAGCTCGTGGGGTTCCGATGATCAATCGGGTGGCCGGAATGTTCTCGAACGACCGACGCATCGTCGTGTGTCAAGCGCAGCACGAAGAGCGTATTGCGAAGGCTTCCAACAGCGAGACCATCCCGATCACGAAGATCACTGAAGGCGCTGCGCTCACCGTCCTTTGCGCTGAGTCCTTGGTCAATGACGACGACCCCGTCGTAGTCTGTAATTCAGATAATCTGATCCTCGGTGGGGTGACGGACTTCCTCTCGGACGCGGAAGTGAGTGGGTGCGATGGGTCGATACTGACGTTCAAGGTATCCAGCGGCCCTTGGAGCTACGCCCGAGTAAAGGGTGATCGGGTTACTCAGGTGGCTGAGAAGACTCCAATTTCAGACAATGCTACGGCGGGGGTGTACTACTTCAAGTCCTGGCGCATTCTCCGCACCGCCGTGTGTCGAATGGTGGCGGCGAACGACCGCTTCAACGGAGAGTTCTACCTTGCCCCGGTTTACAACTACATGATCGGGGCTGGGATGACGGTGCGCAACTTCACGATTGCGAAGGAACGGTTCGTTTCATTGGGAACGCCCGAAGACCTGAGACTCTATGATGCGCTGGCCTGAGCTCTTAGCGTTCATGAAGGAGCGCCACTCCATTTACTTGAAGCGCGTCGCAGGGAAGCCGAAGCCTTGGACCGACGACCCGATCTTGCAGAACTACAAATTCGTCAATGTCTTCCGTGAGCTGGACAAGACTACAGCCTGGGTGCGGGAGAACATACGCGAGCCGCACCTAGACCATCCCGACATGTGGTTCATGGTAGCGATGTTCCGACAGATTGGATGGATTCCGACGGTCGAAGAGCTACTGGCGGATAAGTTGCACCTGAGGTGGGATCCGAAGAAGGCGCGGGCGATCATGCTCGACCGCCAAGCGCGGGGAGAGACCTTGTACACGGGGGCGTACATGCTGAATGCGCATGGACGTGGCCCGGACGACCCCTCGGACAAGGCGTTCTTCACCACGCACCTCGTGCTGAACCCGTTGTGGGAAAATCGCAAGGAACTGCGCAAGAAGATGCACGGAACAATGGTAGAAGCGTTCCAAGCGGTGCTGCCGACCCATGGGTGGGGACCCTTCACGGCATACCAGTTCGTGCTCGATCTGCTGCACTCTCCCGGTTGGCTGGACAAGGCCGGGGATCGAGATACTTGGGCGGTCACAGGTCCGGGGGGTCGTCGAGGTCTGAATCGCATGATGGGGCGCGATCTGAAGCATCCCACCCGACCGGAGGTCGAGCTCAGTGAGATGCTCCTGCTCACGCAGGAGATAGCGAAGCGATGGCCGAAGGGTGAGAAATGGGGTAAAATCTCAATACACGAGACCGAGTTTTTTCTCTGTGAATTCGACAAGTACGAACGTATCAGACTAGGAGAAGGGAAAATGAAAGCGAGGTACCATGGAACTGCGAGCTAGGAACGTAAACCACGCCGTCGAAGTGGCGCTGTGGAATTTGAAGGTCAGTGGGGTGCGAGAATCTTCTCGCAACGGAGATGTTCTAGTATTCCCAGAGCCGGTCATGACGACGTACGACCGACCCGACGAGCGAGTACTCTTCTGGCCCGAGCGTGACGCCAACCCGATATTTCACTTGATGGAATCGATCTGGATGCTGGCAGGGCGCGACGATGTGAAGTTCGTCGAATACTTCAACTCGCGGATGCGCAACTTCTCGGATGACGGGGTGGTGCTGAACGGGGCATACGGCCATCGCTGGCGTCGTCGCTTCGGGGTAGACCAGCTCGGGGTCATCATTCGCGAGCTGCGCCGCGACCCGACGTCGCGCCGCGCGGTGCTGTCTATGTGGACGCCGGAGGCGGACTTGTGCAGGCTCGACTCGAAGGATGTGTGCTGCAACACCCAAGCCTACTTCGAAATTCGGGGTGGTCGACTCAACATGACAGTGCTGAATCGCTCCAATGACATCATCTGGGGGGCGTATGGCGCCAACGCTGTGCATTTCAGCTTTCTGCAAGAGTTCATCGCGTCGGCGCTCGACGTTCCTCTTGGGGTGTATCGACAGTTCAGCCATAACCTCCACCTGTATACTACGTTGTACGACTATACCAAGTACGTCGACTCTCCGCCCTGCGCGATGAATTTCGACGCATATTCGCAAGGAATACACACCCGCCCGGTGCTAGATGACTCTCGCTGGGAAGCATTCTTGCTGGAGTGCGAGAAGTTTTGCAGCAACCCATTCAGCGGCGACTTCGGGTATTCGCATTCTTTCTTCCGCGAAGTGGCTTACCCGATGGCCATGGTTACGAAGACTCGGAAAGAGAAGACCGGAGACGGCTGGTATTGGGCGGAGCGGATTCAGGCTCCGGACTGGCGTCTTGCAACTGTTCAGTGGATCGAGAGGAGAGAAAATGCGAAGAAGAATTGAGTTCTTCGTCCATGGGGCGGAGACGCTGCGATACCATACAGTGCGAACTATTCAGGAAGAGACGGTCGGTCACCACTCCCACGGCGTAGCTATGTACTGCATCCTTCTTGGTGGTAACGATCGAACCGTCCGAGCGGCGCTGTACCACGACCTGGCCGAGCATATACTGGGCGACATCCCCGCTCCCGCCAAGAAGCAGTACGGGATTGGGGCGGTGGTCAACGAGCTGGAAGACAAGTTGCTTGGCGACTTCGGGTTCGATGTTGAGCTAACCGAGGCGGACAAGCGCACTCTGAAGCTCGCCGACATCTTTCAGGGGATGACGTTCTGCATACGTGAGCGGGAGCTCGGAAACCGCAGCATGGGGGTGGTCTTTCATCGCTATTGTGGCTACGCGGAGCAACACGTGCTGGTGGGCAAGGAACGGGAAATCTTTGACACCCTGAAGGAGAAATACGATGAGTGCGAATGACAAGCAAATTGGAGGGGATCATTACGCGGGAGCGATTCAGCACTGGGACGTCGTGTACGAGCGCGGCTGGTGCTATCTGATAGGCTGCGCCACTAAGTACCTGTGGAGGCTGGGGAAGAAGGGGCCGCCCGAGAAGAAGATCGAGGATATTGAGAAGGCCATACACTTCCTTCAGAAGAAGGTGGAGCAGCTTCGCGCCGAGCAGGAGGAAGGCGGCCCGACAGGAGCGTATATAAAGCAGGAGTAATTCTGCGCTTTACTTTTCCTACAGGAAGGGTAAAATACAATCACTCTCTTACAACTTGGAGGTAATCATGAAGGTAGATCTCGGTATTCTTGGCGAACAGCCCGCCGTAGTGACGGGCGACGAGGTTCTGATTTCGGGCGTCGTCCTTAGCCCAAGGCTTCAGGCCAAGGCTCTGCGGGGGGTCGGTGAGGAGCGCCCTACCGACACTCAAATCCTCAACTGGTTGCTCAAGCGCGTAGAATACCTGGAGCATTCCGGGCCGAACGGCGAAAATTGTCGTGACATGGACAGCGGAAGCTACTGGCCGCAGACGTTCAATCCCGACGACGAGCTTTGCCCGGCGGTCGAAGCCCTCAGTGGCTTGGACCTACGCGCTTACGTCGAAGCGATGATCACGCAGGAGGCCAAAAATGCCTAGAGCCTTTATCACGGTCGACGAGACCGATCCGAACTTCCCTGTGCCGGAGCTTAACATCAATGGGTGCATATTCAAGATGTCGGAGCGTGAGCTGCGGATGTTGATGGAGGAGGGGCAATGGGCGCTCGGCGCTATCAGCGGTGTACGCATGGCGCACTGGACTAATCTCGTCAAGAAGTATGGGGCCGACAAATGAAACTACGCTACCCCATTCGTGATCTTCATGTCATGGAGAAGCGCAAGACCTACATCCCGCATCTGTTGGTTGTCCTACTCGGTTGGTCAATGGTGATGACTTGGGACTACCGTGACCAGAAACTCCACGCGGAGGAAGTCGCCCGCAAGCTGGATACCGAGTTTGCTGAGTGTCTGCGTGGCGAGTGGCGGGAAGTGACGGAGCAGGGTGTGCATCTTGGCTGCCTACCTGTGCAGCGATGGGATCCTAAGAACCGGACAACAGGAGTGAAGAAATGATCTCGTTTTTCACAAACCTATTCAAAAAACCGGATGTAATGCTCTTCGACTACGACGGGGAAATTACTTTCGCCCGCTCCTATTACGTCGGTACTCACCGCTTCGCTATCCGACAACGCACGTCACTGCCTATTGAACTACTTCCGGAAGGGAAGATACGAGGTAGTAAGTACGTGACAGGTTGGGAGGAACTGACATGACCGACGAAGAATTCAAAGTCGAGCGCAACGCACAGCGTAACTACGTCACTCACCGCACCCGCGAACTGTGCGACGACGGCATGCACTACTTCGAGGCTGTGGTCAAGGCCTGCCGTGAATGGTTCGTAGGTGAAGGGTACGAAGATCAACCAGAGGAGACAACATGTCTAAACCCCTAGTGATTTACCACGCAGACTGTACCGATGGCTTCGGTGCTGCGTTCGCAGCATGGCTGAAGCTGGGCGATGAGGCTGAGTATTTACCCCGTCACTACGGCGACGAAACCCCAGTGTGCTTCAACTCAGACCTCGTTGGGCGAGAGGTTTACATCCTTGATTTCAGTTTTCCGCGAGAAGACATGGAAGCCTTATTCGCCAACGCCAAGCGTGTCGTGTGGCTCGACCATCACAAGACAGCGTTCGAGATGTGGTGTGGGAAGCCGATGGAACGCTTCGAGCCGACGCCCGGCACACTCAACAACCCGCACGAAAACTACATCCACCTCGACAACAACAAGTCGGGCGCCATGCTCGCGTGGGAATACTTCCATCCAAACATCGAAGTGCCGATGCTCATCCGTCACATCGACGACAGGGATCGGTGGATTTTTGCACTACCCGGAACTAAAGAACTTCATGCCGCACTCGGGAGCTATCGTGGATAACTACAACTTCTGGAAGAACATTGAGCGACACAAAAGTTCGCTTGAGTGCTGGAACTGGCAGGGCTACGTGAAGCCGGACGGCTATGGGCAAACCGGAAAGAAGGTTCAGGGAACAAGACTGGCGCACAAAGTCGCATGGATTATTACGAATGGTGCAGTTCCAGAAGGCATGTTTGTTTGTCACAAGTGCGACAACCCGCGCTGCTGCAACCCGAACCACCTATTCCTTGGTGCACCGAAAGATAACTCACAGGACATGGCGAGCAAAGGACGCTCCGCACGTGGAGCCAAGAATGGAATGGTTACATGTCCTGATAGCCGCCATTGGGGCGAGAAGAACGGCAGCGCGAAACTGACAACCGAAACTGCTATGCAGGTATTTGTAGCCACAGGCACCCAACGAGAAATTGCGAAACAATTTGGCATCGCACAGAACCAAGTTAGTCGCATCAAGCGAAAGCTCGATTGGGCGCATATTCACGGAGGCAAGCATGTGGACGTTTGAACAATGGCGGGTCAAGTTTCTTGGGCATGAAAGCGAACTCATTGCCGAAGGCGCAGCCATCCTCCGCGCCCAAGACGCACACGTCAAGTCGATGTTGAAGCAGGCGAGGAAGTGCAAGATCGTACAACCGATGCCAAACGGCGGATATACCACGCAAGATTTTGTTTCTGCTTACGGCCTCGCCCTCAACACCCCCATGCACGGCTCGGAGGTAGGACATGAACTCGCAAACCAAAGTGGCACCTACGGCCTTGTCTGGTACATGGGCGCAGACCTTCGCATCAAGTGTTCTCTGCGATCAAATGGTGATTACGATGTATCTGCAATCGCCCGTTCCTTCGGTGGAGGAGGTCATAAGAATGCTGCAGGTTTTGAAACAGACATCGACACGCTGATGAGCTGGCTCAAGTAATACAAAGGACACCCACCCGCCTGCCGGCCATTGACTGAAAGGAACTCGCTGGTTGGGGCCGGAGCGAGACAGGCGGTGTGGGTGCCTAATGCAGTGTTAGGCACAGAGCTAAATAGGAGAAATAGCATGAAAAAGCAAGGAATTGAATATAAAGACCGCGACCAGCAATCGACGGTATACATAGACGGAAAGATCGTCGGACACATCATGCGCGACATCGGTGGCAAGTGGTTCTATTCACCGGCAGCACAAGGCTCGGCACGCGGCGAGAAGATGGATAGCAGGCAGTCCGTAAAGCGGTCGTTGGAGAGTGCCTAACGCAGAGCTAAGGGGCCGGCCGCTGCGCGCCCCCACTTGAATGAGGTGTTAGAAGGTGAAATACAGACACGAGTGGACTTTCATAATTTGCAAGCCAAAGGACTGGCGGTTGATTCCGCGCTGGGGCCACCAAAAAGAAGCGTGGCCCAGAACATTTCAGTTTCAATGGCTGTTCTTCTACTGCCACAGGATCGAGACGCCAGCATGAGCAATAAGGTACGGACACGACGGAAACGCAGGCAAGCAAACGCTGCACTAAAGCACGGGCCAAAAGCCAAGCCAACACACAAAGGCAAGAGCGGGCGCACTGGTGGGATGTTTACGAAGGCGCTCAAGTCGCGAAAGCCTTCTAACGCCTGAATTCACCGGCCGCGCAGCGGTCCGGTGGAATGAATAGTTCGGCGTCTTACCGGAGCCGACTTTTGAGAAATGGAGAACACGATGGAAACGATTTTGCTGATTGTGTTGCGACTGGTGGCGGCGGGAATCTTTGCGGCGGGCGCTGTGTGGTTGGCAAGTGAAGGTAAAGAGGGCTGGGGATGGTGCATCTTCGCGGCCATTATTCTTGGTGGCATCACGATCAACGGCAAGACGTCGAATTGAAGACGCCGAACGCCCAAGCGAGGGACGCGAAGCGTCCCGCTCGGCTGACGTGTTGGGGGCTGCCGGATCGCCAGCACCGACTTTTGGAGAAGAGAATGCAAGCAGCTAACTACGCGCCGATTTACGCGGCCTGCCTTTACCCTGAACTGGCAGAGTCGTTTCGCACCAAAGGATGGGCGCTGGCGGTGCATGGGAGTCTGGCGCGCGACTTTGATCTGGTGGCCATCCCGTGGCACCACGAACCAGTAACGCCAGAACGATGCGTTGAAGGCATTTGCCACTACCACGGACTGACACAGGTAGGGCCGGCAATCACAAAGCTGCACGGTCGGCAGGTATTCACGTTGGCGCTCAAGTTCGGCGAGTGCTTCCTAGACCTGTCGTTCATGCCGACGACCCCCAACGCTGGAGTTAAGGCGGCTGCCGAAGGCAGTCCGGCGACTGAAAGGAGCGAACCTTGAACGAATTGTTAGGGTGCCCGTTTTGCGGCACAAAACCGATAAAAGACAGAAAGGGTTTAGACGAACGCTTTGGGTACGCTGATGAGGTTTGTTACAGGTGCCCGAAATGCGGCTGCACTAGATGCGAAAGAGGTGACAACAGCAAGCCCGGCTATGCGGACAACTCAACCGTTGAGGAAAGGGCGCTTGCAGCATGGCAGACAAGGCACCCTAACGCAAAGTGAACACACAAATCGGTGCCTATTCTGGAAAGCACACCTAGGAGCGGAAATGACCTACATCAACACCACGCACCGCGAGGTTGTGTTCACGGACTACGAGTGTAGTAATGACAGCAGGATCGAAGTCGTCGTGAGCATGGATGGCGGACCTCCAATAGCGAACATCAGGCATCCAATGTATCCGACCGCATCACTTGCATTTGCCGACGACATCAAGGAACCCGACCTGCTACGCAGCTACGCACACGCCATGCTTGCAGCGGCTGACGAAATGGAGAAGATGAAATGACTGACATCGTAGAGAGACTGCGCTGCCATGACGACGACAGACTTTATGAGGAGGCGGATCTGTTGATGTCATCCGCAGCCGACGAAATCGAATCCCTGCGCCAGCGGGTGAAGGAGCTTGAATCCATCCACGCCATTTGCCCACAGTGCGCCTCAAAGATAGACGAGGCCGCTGGTGTTGATATTGCTGCGAAGAACAGACGCATTGCGGAGTTGGAAGATGGCGGTACTCGGATAATCACCAAGCTGCACGAAAGGATCGCCGCCTGCGAGAAAGAGCGCGACACCCTAAAAGAACAGCATCATTGGCGAGGCATGTTTGAGTGCGCTAATGAAGTATCGTTGCAGCAACTTGAACAACTCACCGCCTGCCAGTACTACACGCAGCAGTTGCGGAAGTTTGTAAAGACAGTTGCTGATTACTTGCAAGGACCAGTAGGTGACCAAGCAAGAGCGCTTACCTCCATACCCCACGACACCTCGGCGCTGGATGCGCTGGTGAAGGATGCGGAATTGTGGCGAGAGCATTACAAAAGCCTGTATGAAGGGCTCACCGCCTGCCAACACTATGCGCAGCAGTTGCGGGATATTCTTAACGAATATGTCACCGGAAAGAAAGCATGCGGGTGCAACTACGATTGTATTTGCACAGGCGACAAAGCACGAGCAGTTCTGGCTCTCCCCCACGACACATCGGCGCTGGATGCGTTGGTGAAGGATGCGGCCAGATACAAAAAGATTCGTGCGGCTCAGATCGAAATCATCTACGAGGAAACAGGCGAAAAACCTACCGATGAAATGTTTGACGCTGAATTTGATGAAGAGTCCGCTACCATCGACGCGGCTAGGGAGGCGAAATGACTGAGTGGCAGAACGGGCTGGCTTCACTGCTTGGCAACGCGGCTCCACTTCCTGTGGGTAAGACTCGAGTGGTCAGTCCTGTGCAGGACGGAGAGCGGAGAGCCACGCGCGCCGAGCTGAGGAAGCAGCAGCAGGCCGCCGTAGCTTTTCGAGAGCAGCTGGTCTTGGAAGAACTGCAGCGACGGGGCGGGCAGCTCCCTTCCTCCTCTTTGCGCACCCTAAACATCCGTGGGGTGCGCGGAACCGTGTTGCGTGACACCCTGACCCGCTTACGCATGAAGGGTCAGGTGCGCCTTGTAACCCCCGCCCCTTACTGGGAGATCGCGAAGTGACCTACGACGCCTTCAACGATTCTTCGGACCCATCAGAGTTCTTTCCTGAGCCCACGTTTCGAGACCTCCGGCGGGATACTGAACCGCAGGGGCGAGCGCTCGGCTCTCCGGAGCCTTGCCGAAGTAGGCTCGCTTGGCCGGAGTGGTTGAGCTCAGCCAGCGAAGACCTGGAGCCATTTCCAGAGCCGCCAAGCCCGGATGCCCCACCGCTCCTCGTGCCAGTGCCCCTAGCTCTCGGCTGGCTCCGCCCGTGGGAACTGAGCCTCTGGCAACGACTGCTCCTACGTCTGGCAGGTTTTGCATCACATTCAGAATATCTGACGTTTCGCGGGACGCCGTTGGTAAAAGCCGTTCTACGAGGGAACGGTTGGCAGGGTTGACCACCGCGTTGTACATCTGTTCTGGCGACTGAAAACCACGCGTCTTAGACGTGATCTTCCTAGCTAGCGGATTGCCGGTAGCCTCCGCCGCCGTGGTGGCGTAGAAATCCTTAGCGCGGTTGTACAGCCCTACGGCTTCCGCGTTCTGCGCGTTCGTCTTCGCCCAGCGCTCGACGTCATTATCCAGCGCCTTTTTCAGGTCCACGAGAATGCGCTTGGCGTCGATCTGGTCGGCGGTAAGGTCTGCTGGATTCTTCCGGTCCAGAGAGTTCAAAGCGCGACCCACGGCGACCCGCGCGTCGTGGTACTGCGTCATCGACATCCCCTGTGCCTTGGCATTCTTCGGAGTGCCTGCGGCCTTGAGCCACATAAAGGCGTCCGGGTCGTACGTATCCAGCAGATTGTAGACAATGTTGTTGCCTGTCGGCTGCTTGCCCGCCGGAGTCAGCTTGTTGGCACTGGCCAGCACGTTGACGGTGTAGTTCGGAGTAATCGGCGCCAACCCTTGCGTATTAGCGAAGTCGTCCACTGCCGAGTACATGTCTCGCGCCTGCTGCTTGCGGACGTTGATGGCATCTTCCATCCCCTGCTTGAGCCGACCACCGGGGACGACCTGCTCCATCGTACCCCCGGCCGGATTCGGGACCTGTCGCGCACCCGCCATGCGTTGTTCCAGCGCACGACCTTGGGCAATCGCCAACTCAGGGTGAGCTCGCAGCGCTTCGGGGGCGAGGGGGTCGAGCTGGCCGATGGTAGTACGCGGCAGGCCGAGACGCTGCGCCGAGGCCTCCAGCTCCATGGCCTTCTGGCCCTCCGGGGTGAAATTGCCGCGTGCTCCGGAGACCATCTTACCCGCCCCACGCACGGCAGCGGTGCCGAGCCCCGTAGCGGCGGCGTTCAGAGCCCCAGCCCCGGCGGACTGTGTCATCTCCGATCCGAATCCTTGCGGCTTATCTTCTCCGCCCCCAAGAAAACCCGTCACCGCTCCAATACCTGCCTGAGCTCCAGTACGCAACGGGCCAAGGGCGAAGGGCGCAGCCTGACCAACGAAGCCGCCGAACTGGCCAGCCGGGGTTTCCTCCAGTTGACGTTGAATGTCGCGCCGCGAGGTACGCTCCTCACCGATGCGCTGGCGGGTAGCCTCAGCGGCTTCGGGCGACGCGCCGGGAAAGGCGAGCTGGAACTTTTCGGACGCCCCAACGAAGGGCTCCGCCAGTCGACCGACAAGCGCGGCTGTGCCCCGCTTAAAGGCTGAGGGCTCAATCTCTTCGGCTAAAGGTTTCGGCGCGCGATCCATTTTGGCGCTTACCGCAGCGTTACGTGCTGCCAGCTCTTGCGCGCCCCTGCCGGGAGCCGCCTTGGTGACGTCCTTGCCCGCGATGATCGCGTCAAGCTCTTCGTCGGAGAGGTTGCTGTAATCGATATCGGCCATTATTTCTTGCCCCCAAAGCGTTGTTGTAGCTCCCGAGCGCGCACCGCCATCCGAGCTTGCTCCTCCTTGAGGAGTCGTCCCTTGCGCTTGAACCACTCCGGACTCAAGATACCACGATCGTCAGTCAGCTTGTTGGCCTCTTCGGACAAGCGAATACGTACGGAGGCCATATCGTTCAGGAAGTCGACCAGCGCCGCGCGACCCTCGGAGGTCTGCCCGAGGCCAGGAGCGAGGGAGCGAAGAATGCGCTGCTCGAAGTCAGACATCTGTCCGGGCATCAAGTTGCCGCCGTCCGCCGTCCGGGTCAGCAATGCCAGCTTGCCGCCGATCGCCGATACGAGGTCCCCCGCGCCGACGGTCTTTTCCTGATCTTTGTCGAGGAAGCCAAGGGAGGCCAAGCCGGAGCGAATACCCTGCAACTGCTCACCGAAGCGCCCTTCCGGCAGATCGGGAGTCTTGAACAGCTCGCTGAGCTGCCCCAGCTGCATCTTCAATTCCGCCGAGGCCGAGGCCGCCGCGTTGAGGGCCTCCGCCTCTTTCTGCAGCCGCTTGCCAGCTTCGCCGGCCTGCGACTTCTCCATCTCGGCCTTCGGAATGTCCCGGTACTGGAGCGGGGAGGGCTCAGCCGGCTGGTTAGCTTCGAGCGCTTGCCGGGCCTTCTGGACCTCCAGCGCGCGGGCGTAATCTCCAGCACGTACTGCTTCCGCCTCGTCGCTCTTCAGCTTGGTCAGCCAGCTACTGGCGTCCCGTGTTATGCCGGGGGTGCCGGGGGCCGCGAGATCGACTCGAGGCATCGGAGTGCTTGGCTCTCCCTGCTGAGCGCTGACCTGCGGCATCCCGCCCTGTGACGGCAGCGGGGCGACCCCGGCGCGCTGACCGTAGGTTGAGCCCGCGATGCTCGGATTGGCGAGGATCTGCTGTTCAATAGTGCTGCGCGCTTGGGTCTGCGCCCACTGCTCGGGGTTCGGCATCTTCTGCTCGACGGCCTGCTTGTAGAAGTCGCTGAACAACTTGGAGTAGGTGCCTTCCAGCGCCTTCGGCACGACCATCTGGCCGGTCATACGATTGACCCCCACACCGCCGATATTCATGATCGGGTTCAGCATGGCTTGGGTCAGCGCGGTCATAGACCCGGACCCCAACCCACCCCCTTGCTGTTCCATCATCTTGGCAATTGCTGCCTCCCGCTCGAAATTGCGCTGCTCTTGTGCGGAGAGGGTCTTGCCGTAAGCTCCGCCGATGTTGGCGAGCAGCGCCCCGAACCCACCCACCATCGGAGGGGTCTGAGCTGCTGCCTGCGCCATAGAGGCCCAGCGCTCGGTCTCGTCGAGCTCGGGTGCGCGGGCCGCGCTGCGCTGCAGCTTTTCGAGCTGCCCCTTGCTGCGCTCGTAGCCCTCGGTCTGCTGTTGCAGCATGGTGCGCATGGGGTCGGCCGCCAATTGCTGGAGCGCCCCCATCGGGTTTTGTACAGGATCGACACCGGGCATGATGGTTCCTTAGGAGGTTTTCTGTTGCGTAGTCGTCGGGGACATGATGCTCCGCGCCCCGAGGAAGCCTTGCGTAGCAGCGGCCAGCGGCGACATCTGCGCAGTATATGCCGGAGCCGCTGAGGAAGTTGTAAATGAACCTGACGGGATCTGCTGCCCGCGAATGATGTCGCTGAGGAACGACAGCTGATTCTTCTGGTAGTCGCGCTGGTTCAGGAAGTCCTGGTAGGCGAGGTCCAGCGCGCGCTGCTGCTGTGCTTGCTGGGACATGCCCGCGCTCTCCAGCAGACTGACGTCCTGCGCGCCGAGCTGCTGGGTAAGCTGCCCCAACGCCCCTTGCCGCGTGAGGTCGGAAAGCGCCACCTGCTGGGCCTGCCCAAACCCGCTTTCCAGCGCGGAGGCCTGCTGGCCGAGAATCAACTCGTTAGCATCCCGGAGCGCCCGGTTGGTGAATTCGGCGTTCCGTGTACCGCCGAACTGCCCTGCGCCGGTAAAGGTCTGGTTGACTTGCGGCAACAGGCTCTCTGTCAGGTTACGCTGACCTAGATCCGCGATACGGTTGACCACATTCTCCGTGTACGGCGATATGTAGTCGCCGACAGCCTGCGGTACGGTCTGGCTAGCGTAGTCAAGGTAGGGCTGGTAGTTCCCGACGTTGGCTTCTACGTTGCCGTAGGCTTGTGTCTGCATCGGACTGAATTCGGCAATCCGAGTACCCATACCGTAGCCTGCAGCATCAGTCGGAGCAGCGTAAGGCTGATACTCAGACCCGGCAACAGCCGTTGCCTGCCCCGCCAAGCCTCGCGTATATTCCTGCAGCCATGCAGGAAGGGTGGAAGACGTTTCGGACAGCGTCTCCGTGGTGGAAGACGGGGCGCTGCCGCCGAACAGGTAGGAGAGGTCGGCCATTATTTCTTTCCTTTCTTCAGGTACTGCTCAGGCTTCTTGGCCTTCGAGGGGATCTTGTCGACGGGAGCTCCGCGCTTTTGCTTGCGAACATTTCGACGCAGCTGCTCCAGCGCGCTAGCACCCGCCGCGTTGTTACCGTCGCCAAGCATGGAGACTGTCTCCGCGTCCATGACGAACTCGCCGTCGCTCAGCATCGCGGGAATCTTGTCGTCCTGACCCTTGGTGCCGCCCGCTGCGTAGCCTCCGCCAGCGTACCCGCCCAAGCGCGGGACGGAGTCCATCAGGCGAGCTTCGGCAGCGGTGGGGGCTTCGTCGGTGCCGCGCTGGTATCGATCGGCCTGTTGAAGCATCAGCTGCTCGATAGCGCGCTGTTGGGCCAGCATTTCTTCAAGCTCTTCACGCGACGGAACGCGGGACAACGGAGAAGCTTCGCGGCGTTTCGGCGCTCCGCCTTCGGCCATCTGAACAACGCTGGGGTTGGCGGAGAGCGCGTTGTTGGTGAAGTACTGCGCCTCGCCGCGCCCGCCGCTGGGCGAGGGGGCCAAGGCGCGGGTAAGAGTGTAGTTTCGCGGGGCTCCGAGCGCAGCGGCTTGGGCCTGCTTTTTAGCACGCTCCGCCATCAGTGCGTCACGCTGTTGCTTGGCCAGTTTATTGTACTGCCGTGCCGAAAGATACCCAGCTAGGCCGCCCAGCGCGGAGCCGCCCCATTTCATCAGGGGTTCATTCTCCTTGAAGAATTGGCTGTAGGGTTGAAGCGTTTCACCCAGGAAAGCGATCCAACTCGGCGAGCTGGTTTCGTCCGAGAATACTGCCCCAACGGGTAGCGCACGTGTAAACGTATCGTACAGGTCGGAATAGTCAGAAGCCGTGGAGCTATTTCCAAGATTGACCATCGGCCCGAAGCTGCTCGTAACATCCGACGCAGTGTCGGCCCAACCCCCAATGCTATTCCACCAATTTTCGATGTCGCTCATGCTCTGCTCCTTAGTAGTTGGCGTAGCCAGCCCATCGCTGGGGGGCTCCGGCTTGCATTCGTTGAACTTCCGGGCTGTCTTCCATTTCCCGCGCCTGAAGCTGCGCCATCAAGGCGTCCAAGCCCTCGTCGCGCGCCGCTTCGCGCAGGCCAAGGGTTGCGGCCTTGGTGCCCAACTTCACCGGGCCGGAACCCGCCAGCTTGCCCATAGAGGCCAACGGAGAATCCCAGTCGAAAGTAGGGAGGCTGAACGAAGGGGTAGCGTAGCTGAGTGAGTCGCTCAGGGACGAGAGCCCGTCCCAGCCAAAGTCAGCGAAGTCGCTCAGCGCCATGTTACCGATCGAACCAAGGTTGGAGAGGCCGAGACCGGCGCTGAGTAGCGCCAGCGGACTGCCGCTCTGCACAGCATTGAGGGCGCTGAGCGCCACGCCAAGCGGCTGCATGCCCGGGATGAACGACAAAATCGGGGCGGCAATCCCTAGGATGTCGTCGAAAAAGCTGCCCCCGAACATAGCGTCGTGGCGCGCCGACTGGGCTCCAGCGGAGAAATAGTCGTTAGCCCAATTTTTCACATCGGTGTAGTCTTCAGGCTTCATACCGAAGACTTTCTGAGCGTCTTCCGGCGACATGTTCTGCACCCACCACGTTTCCGGAGAATACCCGGCGGAGGAGCTGTCCCCACGCCGCGCCCCGAAACTCAGACGACCCAGCAGGTCTGCCGCAGCTCCTTCTCCTTGCTCCTGAAGCCAATTAGACAGCGGGTCATTCCAGCCGGGAGCATCTTCAAAGATCAGTTTATGTCGAGGGTCGATCCAGCCCATGATGTCCGACGGGTCACGATCGTATTGCCCCCACTGGTCTACAGTACCCCACTGTCCATCTTGTAGCTTCTGGATCTCTCCGGAGGGAAGCAGCTGTACGTCTCCAAAGACTTGCGGACGCGGAGTCATATCCACTGGCTCATACGCGGTGTACTGATTCCCCCACTCGTCTGTCTTTGTAACCGGAACGTTGTACCCCCCGTTGGACATGTCAAGACTCATCACTGCGTTCGGCGGAAGCTGAACTTGTCCGGGATATAGAAGCGGGGTGTTATAGTTGACGCCGAACTTGTCAAGGTCAACAAAGGCATCGGAGAAGTTAACCTGGTCTAGGTTCGGGAGCCAGCTCAATCCGGACATGCCGGAGTAGTACGGGTTCTTGCTCAGTAGCTCCCACGAGATGTCAGAAGGCGGGGAAAGCGGGTCGGCAAAGCCTGCCCCAGCGCCGAAAGCGCCCCCCAACGAGGACAGACCGAAGGGGTCACCGCCAGCGTCTTCTGGGGACGCGAAGCCCGCGCCGGTAATTGCTGTATCAAAGCCGCTCATGACCTCACGTCTCCGGGTTCAAGGTGGAGGATTACACGACCCATCTCGTAGTGCCCGCCCACCTCATTCGACTCAATCTTTAGACGTATCTCGCGACCTTGCTCACGCATATCTATGCGGCCAGTCTCGTTAGTGAAATTATAACCCGAACTTGCGGTTTCAGGCAAGTTTGCAAATTCTTTTGAGAGGATGGTGGCGGTCAGCGTCCCGCTTTGAACAAAGTCTGGCTCCATTCTGACTACGCGTGTCCAGCGATTCAGCCCCTCAATCTGGTTAGGCTGCGCGCCGCCCGTCGGGTAGCCAAAATCATTGGTCACGAAGTAGCTCTGGATCGCTGTTACTTCGCCCCCCTCGACTGCGTCCTTTCCCTTCTCGTGGATATAGCTGCTGTACTGGTCCTTCTG